ATGAAAAAGTTTTTGTTTATAATTTTAGTGCTACTTGTAGCTTCTTGTGGTTCATACACAATTACCTCTTATCATGATCCTATTAAAAATGTTTTAGCTGTTACCAAAAGTGGGGATACTGTTCAAGTTTCACTTAGAGAATTAGAATCTCAAAAATATAATAATTACACTAGGTATTATCTATACAATGATTGGAGATTAAATAATTGGGATTATCCTTATAGATACTATAACTTTTCTTATGGTATTCCTTATAGATACAAAACTTACATCCCACCTAAAAAATATACCCCCAAACCTAAAACTAAAGTTTATTCATCTACTCCAAGAGGTAGAACAAATAATCAAAATCGTAATTACTCTTCAAATAGCACAAATCGCAGATCTAGTGAAGGGAGACGCAATAATCAATAGACTCTTAATATTTATAAATAAAAATATATTACAATGGCCGAATTTAACTATACTGAGTATTTAAAAAATAATCCTTTACTACAAGAGGAAATAAAAGAAAAACTACTCACTGAATCTTTAGAAACAACTGAAGAAGTAACTGAAGAAGCTCCTTCATCTAAAACCACTGTATCTGCATTAAAGGCACAAATCAAAGAATTTATCCTTGATTCTTTATCAGAAGAACCAGTAACTGAAGAAGAAGAAGATGATATTGAAGCTGATATCGAAGATGAAGTAGATATTGATGTTGAAGAACCTGCTGTAGATGCTGCACCTGAAGCTGGTCTTTCTAAAGACGAACAAGAAATTCAAGATAGCCTAAAATTAGCTTATGACAATGCTGTAGCTATCGGTGATGATAAATTAGCTGATCAGATTGGTAATTCAATTACCTTCTTTACTAGAACTCACGTTGTAGAAAGATAATATGATCAATGAGCGTAAATTATCAGAAAACGAACTAGATGCACGTGTTGGATCAGTTAAAGGGCTATTGAAAAATAAGCGTGCTCTAGTTAAAAAGTATGGTAAAGACGCAGAAAAAGTTATGTACGGTATTGCTACTAAACAAGCTAAGAAAAAAGTAGAAAATATGAACTTAGACAAAGTAAGGGAATTAGTAAAAGATGCTCTCACAGTTAAAGAGGCATCTCCATTTGTATTAGCAGCAGACGCAGCTAGAGACGCAGGTAAAAAAGAATTTGAATTCCCTAAAGGAAGTGGTAAAATGCACCCTGTTACAATCAAACAAGATATTGATGAAATAGATAATAGTGAATTTGCTATGAAGCTTAGAGCACCTAAATCTAAACCATCAAAACCTGAACCATCTAGAGGTGGAATCGATTACGATGAAGCTTTAACATTAAGAGGAATGTTAGCTGATTTAGAAAATGAAAGAGATCAATTATTTAGAGATATGGAGCAAGAAGCTGAACCAGAAGGTGGGCCAATTGCAGATAGATATGGTGATGAATTAAATAAAATTGAAGACCGTATAGATAAAATTCGTAGACAACTTCGTGATTATGATATGAATGAAGCATCATATGGTAGCAAATATGGTTATACAGATGATGAACTTAGGGGTGATGAATTTTCAGGTTCAGACCCTAAAGCAGGTTCAACTATTAAAGGTACTGGTTTTATGGCTCCTAGACAAAAACCTAAAGATAAAAAAGAAAAACTTAAAGAAGATAGTAGAGAAGAAGCTATTGCTTATTTTCAACAAGCAATAAAGTTAAGTCATACTAATAAAGTAAGAAACCTTATATTAAAAGCTGCTAAAGAATTAGGGTTAGAAATCCCTAAAGTATGGACAGAAAATGTAAATGAAAAGAAATTAAACGAAGATAGTAGAGAAGAAGCTATTGAAGATCTAAAATTTTTCCTTCAAGATCTAGAAGCTAAAAGTGAGGAAGCTCGTGGTATTGTACAAGATATTAATCCTAATGAAGTTGATATTTTAGATAGATATGGAGCATTCGACTTTGGATTTAGTCAAAACCCCAATGATACTACATTACAATCTTTCTATCAAGAACTAACTGGTGAAGATGGTGAGATTTATGAAGGAGATGTAGATGAAAGTGCAAAAGAAGAAGAAAATATTACTATTATTCCTTTAGCTAAATGGAAAGCCCATCAATTTTGGTACGATAAAATGATCAAATCAGGAGCATTAGATCCTTCTAAAATTAGAATCGATAGAGGAGAGGATCTAGATGAAGATCTAGACGTAGGTCATCAAGACAACGAACCCCACATGCTTAAAAAAGATTTATATAGAATAGCTAAATATGCAGCTGAACTATATAAAATGATGGACAAATACGATCAAGGTGGAGAAGTAGATTTTCCACATTGGTGGCAAGGTAAAGTAATCAAAGCTAGAGATTACATGGTATCTGCTAAACATTATTTAGATGGTGAGGAAAAAGTAGACCAAATTGATGCTATGTTAAATGAAGTAAATTATAAAACCCATACTGAACCTAAACATTTTGATATCTGCCCAGGTGCAGAAGCTTTAAGAGATGAACTTTTAGCTAGTGGAAAAACAGCTGAAGAATTAGGTGAATGGACTTACAGACATGATCAATTATTTAAATTAGAAAAAGATGTTCTTGATTCTAAAAAAGCAGATGATAGACATGTTAAAGCAGCAGAAAAATTAAAATCTATACTTATTAATTTATCTAGAGATTTAGGTATTGATGCTGATAAAGTTGGATACTTAAAAGGTCATGTTGACAAAATAAAAGATGTTGCAAGCGGAGTTAAAGAAATGAAACTCAAAAAAGACCCACCAGAAGATGGAATAAAACCTGGTACTTATGCTGGTAAAGCAGTAGTGGTCCATATGGAGGGTCCTGAAACTGAATGGAAAGTAGAATTTATTGATAGTGGTAAAATAGTAGATTATGCTGATGTTATAGCTAATCTTAAGTTTGACGATGATACTAGACCAACAGATTACATGCAACGTAGAATGTATGATAAAGACTACTTAAACGAAGAAATGGATGGTGGTCAATTATTTGATTATTTTAACACTAAATATGTAGTAGATGATCATTTTCATAGTGATGATAGTTACATTGTTAAAAGAGAACCATCTGGAAAAGATCAATATGTAATATTTGATTACGATAAAGATAAAGATCAGTTCCAAATTAGACAAATGGGTGGTTATCGAATTGATCAAAAAGAAGCTGAAAAAGCTGGAATGAGAGAAACAAGCAGATTAGCTAGAGCAGGAATGGATGCTTATATGGTAGATGGTAATTATTCACCAACTCCTATTTCAGTTAAAGGATTAAAAGATATAGTTGATCATGTAATGGGTGGTTTAAGTAGAGAAGCAGATGCACAACAATCTTTTTATGCTAGAAGAGGCCCAACATCAGGTACTGTAGATGAAGAAAAAATCGAAGTAGATGCTGATACTAAATTTGAATTACCCCTAAAACACCTTATCCAAAAACATGTTAAAGAAGTATTAGGTAAAAAATCTACAAAATAATGACAGCTTCAGAACTAAAAGACAAACTCAAACCTCTAATTCAGCAGGTATATAAATCTAAAGCAAAAGCAGAAGATGCTGTCTTACCTTATGATGAATTAACTAAGTTCCCAGAACTTAAATTAATTATAATTGATTTACTTACTTCAGACTTTGATAAATTTTTAGAATCAATTGACTGGGTTTCACCACGACCAACTATATTTAGAATTAATCTACTAAATGGTGAAAACTTTATGTTAGAATATAATAATAGAAGTTGGGTAGCTAAAGTTGAAGGTAAAAAATACTATTTGTTAAACTTAGACGAAGAAGAGCGTGCTGCTCAATCTATAGGTCGTATATTACAATATGGAGCTAAAGCTTCAGGTGTTGCTGGAGGCGCAGATGTTGAAGATGCAGAAGATATAGATACTGAAACAGAAGAAACAGATGAAGCATAATGAACGTATTCGATAAGTTTTTTAAGAAATTTTCCTATAAATTTGATAAAGGATATCCTGACATGAATAATACTCAGGATGTTTTGTTGTTAGAGTCGCTTATTAGTGAAGTAGTTACTAAAGACATTATCTTAGAAAACCAGGATTTAATTTCACTTATCAAATCAAATATTAAGGATTATGGGGATTTAGAAGCATCCGGTAGGGATACCATTAAATTAATATTTTCAGATATTCCTAATAGGGGTGGTAAATCCGATTCAATGCGTAAAGATGTTTACGATGAATTAAAATCTTTAGCCGATAAAGAAGAATCTCTAAGTGATTTTAAATTTGATGTTGGGGGTGGTTCTTCCTTAGGAAGCGTTATTGTTAACTTCAATGATAAAAAATACAGATTAATAGTTAAAGGAGCTTCTAGTGATACAGCTAGTGATACAGATGTTAAAGAGGCATTAGTATCTTTATTTTATATTACTAATATAGATAGCCCCTTTAATAAAGAAAATTACAAAAGTAGAGTTAATAGTTTAATTGAAATAGCTGAAAAAGGCATTCCTGGTGAAACTAGTAATGCTTCACAAAAAGTAGTAGCCTACTTATCGGCAACGGCAGATGATAATAAAGCAAGTAATGTTACATTTATCAACCAACCCTTATCATCAGCACTAGCTATTAAAGAAGTTTACCCAGGTCAAAAATTAATTCGTACTGGTTTATTTGATACTATTAGAAGTAAAGCACAATCTTTAACAGGATTACCTGCAGATAAATGGTGCCCCGGAGATTTATATGTTCAATTAGGCCCCGTTAATTTAACTGAAGACGATAATATTGAACTAATTAACGATTTATTTAATGATGAGTGGGGTGCAGATGATAAACCCCTTACAGCTGTATCATTAAAACAAGCAGATGCCCAGGGTGGTAAAGCTAAAGCTTTATTAAACAAATATGCTTCTGCCAAATCTGATTACAATTTAACTAAAGATGAAATTGCTTTCAATAATCAAGGATATATTAATGGTATCAAACGATTAAGAGATAGTATTTCTAAATTAGTAGGGGGTAACTCAAACATTGAATATAATATTGAAGATAGTGATTTAAAAGATGAAACTCGTTTTTTAAGAGGTAAATACGCTGCCCTAAAATCAATTGAATTTTTATTTAAACAATTTAATGCTGATGAAGTTGATGAAGCCATAGTAGCTTTAGTAGGTTTTGCCCTTTCATTAACTGGAGTTAATCCAACATTCTTTAAAATAACGGGACAAAAATCCGGTGCACCCGGAAAAGTAGATAAATTTTCAAGAGGTCAAAATGTTATTTTATTTAATGTAGATGGGGATTATGAACCTATACAAATTGATGATACTTCATCCTTTGGTGGTTTAAAAATCAATTTTAAAATTGAAAAAGGTGGTCAACCATATGCCGTGGCAATTAATGCCCGAAATAACGGTAATACTCAAGGTACTTTAGAAGTGCAAAAAATTAAAAAAATATAATTATGTGTAAGTGCGGCTGCGGAACATGCGAAACAAAAATAACAGGACCTTTACTAACTGAAAGTAAAGTTAAGTCTTTATTATCTGAAGGTCTAAACCACCATATCAGCAATGCAATTCCATTGCATGAAACTGTTTATAGATATGGTTCAGTCAAACACTTATCTTTAATTAAAGAAGCACGTAAATTATATTCACGTAATGTAATTGACCTAAACGAATTTGATACTGAATTAGTTAAAACACATTTAGGAGAGTGGGGTATATTTGAAGGTGAAAGTGTACCATTAGATTTACCTATGTTATCAGAACAAATGGATATCTACGATGACATTGCAAATTCAGAATTTGGAATGGATTATGACCAATTAGGTTCAAATGAAAAAGAATGGGTTCGTGATGAAATAGATAATATGTCTATGAGTGAAGCTTATAGTGGTTTTCTAAGAAACCCAGAAGATCCAGATTCCGAAAAATTTGAACCTACAGGACCAGTAGCTCAATTTAAAGAAGATTTAAGAGCATTATTTGGTAAATTTAAGGGTGATTTGAAAAATCCTGAATTTATAAAAGGAGTAGCTCAAATAATGGCTAATTGGAAATCACTTTTAAGAAGCCAATTAGACGAAAAGAAAAAAGCTAAGAAAAAGAAAAAAGACCCACCAATTGGAAAACCAAAACGTGGTGGTTCTAAAGCATATTATGTTTATGTGAGAGACCCTAAAACCAAAAAAATTAAAAAGGTATCATTTGGGTCAGGTGGTTTAAGAGCTAAAATTAACAATCCTAAAGCACGTAATGCATTTGCTAAACGACACAGATGTAGTACCAAAAACGATAGAACAAAACCAGGATATTGGTCTTGTAGATTACCTCGATATGCTAAAGCATTAGGTTTAGGTAATAATAAGAATACATTCTGGTAAAATGTATTGTAAGAAGTGTAAAGTAGAAATGAGATATATTTCTTCTAAACAAAATGGCTCATACCATATATGCTCTAAATGTAATAAAGTTATAATTGAAATAAATGAATCCTTATCAAAATAAAGGTAACGTAAGAACATTCTCTAAGGATGTAGATCCAATGGATCTTATATGGCATACTGATCTAGAAGATAGAACAATTGAGATACTAGAAGGTAAAGGTTGGCAATTTCAACGAGACAACGAATTACCTTTGGTACTTAAAGAAGGAGATCGTATATTTATACCACGACACCAAGTTCATAGAGTAATAAAAGGTACAACTGATTTAAAAATAAAAATAAATGGGTAATTTTGATTTAAAAAAATATTTAGCTGAAGGTAGGCTATTTGAAGATAGTAAGTCCAATCAACTTCTTATGGTATTACAACGTAACCAAGCTGAAGTAGAACAACAACTAGGTACTCAATTAGCAAATTGGGACATTGACAACAATGATGATGCTTCAGCTACTGATGTAGACGAATTTGCTGGATTTTCATTTAAACTAGCTGATGAAGTACCTATGGATTTTAAAGGTGGTGGTTTTGGTGATGATGACACAGACCCAGAAATAATTAATATCGCTGGAAATAAAATCGCAGTAATAAAATATAATTTATAAAAAATGGATAACTTTGATTTAAAAAAATATTTAGTTGAAGGTAAGCTATTAAAAGAAGCAGTGATGTGGAATTGGGATGGAGATAGAAACTCTTTAGAAGAAGTTCCTCCTAAATTTAAAGCCGCTGTAAAAGCAGTAATAGGTGATGAGTTAGATGATGATACATTTGAGGAGGCATTTGATGGTATAAAAAACTTTCACGCAGATGAAGCGGGAGAAGGAGAACAAACTTTTAATTCTGACCACTGGGCAGAACAAATAGAAATGGATTACTTATAATAAAGTTAAAATAAAAAACATATAGGATAGATTCATAGCCTATCCGATTAGAAATAATTAAAGAGATCTGTGGCCTCCGTTTGGAGGCCACATTTAAGTTTCGTATATTAATGTGTTAAAAATAGAAGTATAGATGAATATAGATAAAGAATTCTACTTAGTAAGAAAAAAAGAAGGTAATTCATTTCAAAGATTAATGATGTTTTTTTTAGAACAAAATAAAAAACATGGTGCTAGTTTTGGAGTAGCAGGAATGTATAATACTTTAAATAGATTTTATGGCGAGTAAAAACGTAGTAATGATTGGAGCAGGTGTAGCAAATGTAAATGCTGCTACCAAGCTAATTGACAACGGATTTAAAGGTAAAATTACTATTATTGATATGGGTAAAGACCCATATAGAAGACCATACGAAGAGGTAATGACAGGTTTCCTAGGAGCAGGTGGTTGGAGTGATGGTAAACTAACTTATCACACAGCTATTGGTGGTCATCTTTCTAAATATACTGGTGATGAAAAAGCAATGGAGTTGATGGATCAAGTGATTGAAAACTTTAAACGTTTCCACCCTAAACCAGAAGAAGTACAATGTTCAAACCCAATTGCAGAACCAGATTTTATTAAACCATACTTTGGATTAAGACTATTTCCAGTATGGCACGTTGGTACTGATTATTTACATGAAATAGGTAAAAATTGGTATGACTTTTTAGTTGATAATGGTGTTGAATTTCATTGGGAAACTAAAGTAACTGATATTGATTTTGAAAATAACAAAGCCATTCTTTGGGAGAATGAACGAAAGCAAGCTTATCTAAGATACGATGAACTTATCTTTGGAGTAGGTAAATCAGGTATTGATTTTGGTAAACAATTAGCCGAAAAATATGATTTACCAACTGAACCTAAACCAGTTCAAATAGGTGTTAGATTTGAAGCACCACAAAAACACTTTCAAAAATTAATTGATGTTTCTTACGATTTCAAATTATATAGAAAATATGAAGATAAAGGAGTATCACTAAGATCATTTTGTACAAATAATAATGCTGCTTATGTTGCTGTAGAAGAAACATATGGTGATCACAGTTACAATGGCCACGCTAAAAAAGATGAATCATTTAGAAATGATATGACTAACTTTGGTATTCTAATGGAAGTTAGAGGTATAGATAAACCATTTGATTGGTCTAGAGAAGTAGTAAATAAACTACAGAAAAATGGTACTGGTTTATATTACAGCCCAACTAGAGAACCATCTACAACATCTGAAGGTGTAGATGTATCAGCAGTTAAAGTAGATACACTGCATGAAATATCTAAAGCAATGCAACCCTATTTTGGTTATGTTTATGATTTTATTGAGGATATGAAAAAGGTATTCCCAACACTTAAGGATGATTGGGGTATTTATGTTCCTGAAGTAAAATACCTTTCACCTGAACCCTTAGTTAATTACGATGATTTGTCTTTAACTAAATTTCCAAATGTTCACTTTGTAGGTGATGCTTTAAGTGCTAGAGGTATTACAGTATCAGGTTCTCAAGGTACACTTGTTGCCGAGAAAATTTTGGAAAAACTAAAATAATTTCGTATATTTACGTAAATAAAATTAAAAACATGGCAGAAAAAAAACCAAACCCGTTTCCTAAATCAAGAAAATTATCAAAAGCAGATGGTACAATAGCATATACCTGGGATGGTAAATTGCATAATTGGGATGGACCTGCATTAATACCTGAAGGAAACAAACGTCAAGCTGAATATTATCTATATGGTATTTTACAAAGCAAAGAGGAATGGAGTGAAGCTAGGAGACAAAGAGAAGGTGTCCCATTTTATAAAAACCAATCCATGAAATCTAAACTATCAGATTATAGAAACTAAATGAAAAGAAAAGCAGTTATAGTAAGCGGTTATTTCAATCCTGTACATAAGGGACATTTGGAATTGTTTAAAAAGGCAAATGAAATAGGAGATTTTCTTATTGTATTAGTTAATTCTGACCATCAAAGAAAATTAAAAGGTTCTAAAGAATTTCAAGATGAAAGTGAACGTTTACAAATAATTCAATCTCTTAAATCTGTAGGGTATGCTTGTATTTCAGTTGATAAAGATAAAACCCAAGTTGAATCATTAAAAATGATTCACCATAAATTTGGGGATGTGTTTGATTTAATATTTGCAAATGGTGGGGATCAAACAAACAAGACCATACCAGAAAGCTTGGTTTGTAATGAATTAGGTATTACATTGGTAGATGGATTAGGAGACAAAATACAAAGTAGTAGTTGGTTATTAAAAAAATAATATGAAAATAGGTTTATGTGGTACAATGAGTGTAGGTAAAACTACATTAGTTAATGCTTTAAAAGAATTAGATCAATTTAAAAATTATAATTTTGCTACTGAACGTAGTAAATATTTAAATGATCTGGGTATTCCATTAAATACAGACTCAACATTAAAGGGTCAAACTGTATTTTTAGCTGAACGTTGTGCTGAACTAATGCATAAAGACATCATTACAGATAGAACTATTATTGATGTTATGGCATTTACTATGAATGCTAAATCTATTGATTATAAAGATAAAGAAGCATTTGAACAATATGCTATTGAGTTTTTGAGAGAGTATGATTACATATTTTATATTTCTCCTGAAGGTATTCCTATTGAAGATAATGGAGTTCGTGAAACAGATGAATATTATAGAGATATAATTGATTTTAGTATTACCACACTTATTAAAAGGTATAGCCATAGAATGGATAATATTGAAGTAATTAAGGGTACTACAGAAGAACGTATAGAACAAATATTAAAGTTTGTAGGTCTTTAACATATTTATAATAAAACCTATAATAAAATGAAAAAATCTGCCTTAACCGCATTTATTAAAGAAGAAATCTTAGGTACTCTAAATGAAAGTCCCTCAACTGAAGAAATAAGAATGGCTAAACAAGCCGTAGCCAGATTTATGAAATACAGAAATGTAGGACAAGATGAAGCTATCCGTGATTTAGAAAATGCTCTAGATACTTTAAAACAACTAGAAGAATCTACAGAAGAAGAAATTGAAAAAACTAAAGAACTTAAGGCAGCTATAGATGATTTAGCTAAAGCTAAAAAAGAAGCTGGGTTAAGTGAAGAAGAAGATGCACCCGCGGGTGATACTGAAGTAGAAAAAAAGGCTTCTAAACAAGATAAAATTATTAAGGATTTTCAACGTATTGAAAAACAGATGAAAACACATCTTGAACTTTTTAAAACATCTGAATCTCCTGAAAATAAGGAAACAGCTAAAAACATGCTTAAAAAATTAACTCCTGAATATCAAGCTGCTAAAGAAAAATACGAAAAGTTAAAAAAAATTAAATAATAAGAATGTGGTTAAAACGTAATTTACCAACATTAGTTATAATAGGTGCTTGCATAATAGTTTATACATTTTTTGATAAAAAAGAAAGTTATGTTAAAGAATATGATGCTAAAATTGAAGCATTAGAAGCAAAAGTAGATTCACTACATGCTGAAAATGATTCTTTAGTAGTTGAGGCAGATCTATTAGGACTAAAATTAATAGAATCAGATAAAAAGATAGAACAACTTAATAATAATATATATGTTATCAAAAAAGAAACTAAAAGGCAACTTGATGCTGTTAATAGTTTTAGTGATGATGAGTTGGAGCAGTTTTTCACAAACAGATACCAACAATCAGATTCAATTAACTAAACCTATTGCTAAATTAGTTATAAAAGATTTAATACAATATGATGGATTATCAGAAGAAATGATAACCCTTAAATCCATTATAGAAGAAACAAATATTAAGTTAAATACTCAAACCGAATTAGTTTCTAATTTAAATGTTCAAGTTGCAAACTACCAAAATATAATTGCTAAAAAAAATGAGCAATTTACAACTCAAAAAGAATTAGCAGATCGATTACAACAAGACCTTAAAAAACAAAGGTTAAAAACAAAATTAATGGGTGGTGCTGGTTTGCTTTTAGCAGTTGGTGTAGCCGCTATATTAAATTAATGTCTGATTTAAAAAAAGTAATACGGCAAGAATACCTAAGATGTGCTAAAGATCCTGTACATTTTATGCGTAAATACTGCTATATACAACACCCACAACGTGGTCGCATACAATTTAATTTATACCCATTCCAAGAGAAAGTATTAACGTTAATGAGAGATAATCCCTATTCGATTATCTTAAAGTCTAGACAGTTAGGTATATCTACTCTATCAGCTGGTTATTCACTATGGTTAATGACTTTCCATAAAGACAAAAATATACTCTGTATCGCTACAAAGCAGGAAACTGCTAAAAACATGGTTACAAAGGTAAAATTTATGTATGAGAATTTACCTTCATGGTTAAAAGTAGATGCGGCAGAAAATAACAAACTTAACCTACGACTACAAAATGGATCCCAAATTAAAGCCACTTCAGCAAGTTCGGATGCAGGTAGATCCGAAGCAGTATCTTTGCTGTTAATTGATGAGGCTGCTTTTATTGATAATATTGGTGAAATATGGGCTTCAGCGCAACAAACATTAGCAACTGGAGGTGGATGTATAGCATTAAGTACCCCTTATGGTACTGGTAATTGGTTTCACCAAACATGGGTAAGAGCAGAAAATAATGAAAATGATTTTTTACCTATTAGATTACCTTGGTCTGTCCATCCAGAACGAGACCAAACATGGAGAGATAAACAAGATGAATTACTAGGTGATCCTAGAATGGCAGCCCAGGAATGTGATTGTGATTTTAGTACTTCAGGTGATATTGTATTCTATCCCGAATATATAGAATATTATGAAAAAACATTTGCTAAAGATCCATTAGAAAGACGAGGAGCAGATAAAAATTTATGGGTATGGGAATCACCTGACTACTCAAGAGATTATATGGTAGTAGCCGATGTTGCTAGAGGGGATGGAAAAGATTATTCTGCACTTCATGTAATTGATATTGAAAATAATACCCAAGTAGCTGAATATAAGGGACAAATTGGTACAAAAGAATTTGGACATTTATTAGTAGGTATTGCTACTGAGTATAATGAAGCAATGTTAATAATTGAAAATGCTAATATCGGATGGGCAACAATCCAGGTAGCAATAGATAGAGCATACCCTAATTTATACTACTCCCAAAAATCAGAAGCTAATGCCGAATCCTATTTTGATAAATACCAGGATCATTCCAAAATGGTAGCTGGTTTTACAATGTCATCTAGAACTAGACCTATGGTAATAGGTAAATTTCAAGAATATATAGGTGATAAAGGGACCACAATACAATCAAAACGATTAATAGAAGAAATGAAAACTTTTATTTGGCGTAATGGGAGAGCAGAAGCTCAAACAGGATATAACGATGACTTGGTAATGTCTTTTGGAATAGCCATGTATATTCGAGATACAGCTTTGAAATACAGACAAAGGGGTATAGATTTAACGAAACAAACATTAAGTAATATGACAGTTAATAAAACAGCGTATTCGGGGGCATATTTTTCTCGGGGGGCTGATAATCCTTACCATGTAGACACAACTCACGGTAAAGAAGATATTAGCTGGTTAATAAAATAATATTTATAATAATAATTATATACAATGGCTGATAAAGGCATATTTTCAAGATTACAAAGACTATTCTCTACTGACGTAATTGTTCGTAATGTAGGGGGGAATCAATTAAAAGTAACGGATAGTAATAAAATCCAAGCAACAGGTGAATTACAAACCAATTCATTAATAGATAGATATAATAGGATTTATTCTACTAATCCATCTTCACTCTATGGTCAGCAGTTCAATATGAACTTCCAATACCTTAGACCACAATTATATTCTGAATACGATACAATGGATCAAGATGCTATTATTGCCTCAGCACTTGATATTATAGCAGATGAATCCACCCTAAAAAATGACATGGGTGAAGTATTACAAATTAGATCTGCTGATGAAAATATACAAAAGATATTATATAATTTATTTTATGACGTATTAAATATTGAATTTAATTTATGGTCATGGATTCGCCAAATGTGTAAATATGGTGATTTCTTCCTAAAATTAGAAATTGCAGAAAAATTTGGTGTTTATAATGTTATCCCTTATACAGCATATCACATTACTAGAGAAGAAGGTTATAACCCAGAAAACCCAGCTGATGTTCGTTTCTTATACTCTCCAGATGGTTTAGCTAACCCAAGTTCAGGAATGTATACTATGCCAAACCAAAGAAACCAACAAAATGGTGTACATTTTGATAACTATGAAATGGCACACTTTAGATTATTAGCAGATACTAATTATCTTCCTTATGGTAGAGCATATATTGAACCTGCTAGAAAATTATTTAAACAATATACGTTAATGGAAGATGCGATGTTAATTCATAGAATTGCTCGCGCCCCAGAAAAACGAATTCACTACATTAATGTTGGATCTATTCCACCAAATGAGGTAGATGCCTTTATGCAAAAAACTATCTCAAATATGAAACGTACCCCTTATATTGATCAACAAACAGGTGAATATAACATGAAATATAACATGCAAAACATGTTAGAAGATTTTTACATACCAGTTAGAGGAAATGATACATCAACTCGTATTGATACTACTAAAGGTTTAGATTATGATGGTATTAAAGATGTAGAATATTTAAGAGAAAAATTATTTGCTGCCCTTAAAGTACCAAAAGCATTTATGGGTTATGAAGCTGACCTTGAAGGTAAAGCAACATTAGCAGCTGAAGATATTCGTTTTGCTCGTACTATAGAACGTATTCAAAGAATTATATTATCAGAATTAAATAAAATTGCTTTAGTTCATTTATATACCCAAGGGTATACTGATGAAAGTTTAACTAACTTTACATTAGATTTAACCACACCATCAATTATATTTGAACAAGAAAAGGTTGAATTGCTAAAATCTAAAGCAGAGTTAGTAACTACTTTACAAGATCAAAAAATTGTTCCTACTGATTGGATTTATGATAATATATTTAACTTTAGTGAAGATCAATATGATGAATATAGAGATCTAATTAGACAAGATGCTAAACGTAACTTTAGATTAAATCAAATTGCAGAAGAAGGAAACGATCCAATTGAAACAGGCAAATCATATGGTACACCTCATGATTTAGCTTCACTATATGGTAAAGGTAGAATGTATTCTGACCCAGGTAATGTACCTGCGGGGTATGATGAAGAAGGTGATGTAGGTCGTCCTAAAGATTCTACTTCTAAGACTGGAAAACAAGATAGTAATTTTGGAAAAGATCGATTAGGTGTTAAGCGTATGAAAGATACAGATAAAAATGATGCTAATACCGGTCGAACTAACTCTAATCGTAATGCTCTAACATTAGAAACCGCTCAAAGTGTTTACTTACAAAATAAAGATATGTTTAAAAAAATACCTAAAAAGAGGTTAGTTTTTGAAAGTGACAAAGAAGGTGAAACTTTATTAGACGAAAAACAATTAAAGGAGTAATATCCTCTACATATTTATAAATAAATATATTTTTTGATGAAAATTAAACACTCGAAGTACAAGAATACGGGTATTTTATTTGAGCTACTGGTACGCCAAGCTACTGCCGATACCCTAAAAGGTACTGATTCCCCCGCTATCGATTTAATTAAAAAGTATTTCGTTAAAAGCGAATTGGGCCGTGAGTATAAGTTATACGAATCAGTTATTAAATCTAAAATTATAGGTGAATCTAAAGCTAATGCTGTAATTAGCACTATTTTAGAGTCTTCTAAAAAATTAAATCGTACATCTTTAAGAAAGCAAAAGTATAATTTAATTTCTGAAATTAAAAAAGATTATAATATAGATAGTTTTTTTGGTACTAAAATTAAAAATTATAAAGAATTTGCTTCTTTATATACATTAATTGAAGGATATAATAATGATGAAATTACTGATACTGATCAATTGGTAGATAATAAAGTGACATTATTAGAATATTTAACAAAACAAGATGTTACAACTAAAGAAGTTAAAGAAGATGTTCTTAAAGAATTCCAAACTTATGATAAAGATTTAAGAATTCTTACTTATCAAGTACTATTAGAAAAATTCAATTCTAAGTATAATAATTTATCTGTAGAACAAAAACAAGTACTTAAAGAATTTATTAATGCAGTAGATTCAACTCCATCTTTAAGAGAATTTTACAATAATAAAATTGTGGAACTTAAAGAAACTCTAAATGTAGAGTCTATAAACATTACAGATAAAGCTACCCAAGTAAAAGTACAAGAAATCTCAAAACTTCTAACTGAATTATCTAAAAATGATAAAGTATCAAATGACAACCTAGTTGATTTGTTACAATATTACGAACTAGTTAAAGAGATTAAGGTAGCAAATGGCAAAGTATAAATACAAAATACCAGAACAAACCAGTAAAGGTGGTAGATTTAAAGTTGGTGATGTCACTACTAGAAAAGGTGTCAAATCAACTGTAAGAGATATCGATCCTCGAACTGGTGCTGTTTCTTGGAAAATTGAGTATGTACCTGCCTTTGATTCTGTATTCAAAGAATTTGATGAATTAAAACAAGCAATGAATACTTTAGATCAGAAAACTGATGATGAAGTAGTAGATAAAATTGCATCCGAAATTAAATCATTATTTAACAAATACAGAACACATATTAGAAAAAATTATCCTGAAGCATACAAAAAATTTCAGACAAATGAAGCATCAACTACAAGTAGTGGTGGTGCATCATTTACCCCTGGAACTGGAGCACAATATGCTACTCCATATGCTTTTAGTAAATCCAAAAAAAAACCTAATAAAGCAACAAAATTTATGTATAAATTAGGTTACAAACCTGCACCTTCTATACCAAATAGAAAATCAAAAGTTATAGACTATAAGCAGGTTATGGAAAAGCGCAATATGTATAAATATACACTAGGAAAAAAATGAAAGAATTAACATCATTTAAAAAATATCTAGTTGAGGCAGAAAACAATGTTGAAGTATTTCAACAAAAACGTATTGCTGATTTTGATGAATTACAAGGTAGATTAAAAGTACTATCTAAAAAATTACAACAAGCAAAATTAGCCACAGATAAATACTACAGACAAAACCCTAAAAGTTATGCTGTAGTTTTTGGAACAGATATGATAAATGATTATTTTAACGATATAGACGAATTACTTACTCAAGACCAATAATATGAAAACATTACAAGAGCAGTATAACTCAATTAAAGAAGGAAAAGGAAGTAAAGAAATTTTCCTTAAAGAAGCTAAAGCTAAGTTCCCAAATATGATTACAAACGCAGCTACGTTTAGTGAAACTACTAAAATTCTTAAAAATAGAAGCGTAATTTCTGAAAACATTGGTGGTGTTGTAAGTCTTGAAGCTGTTACTAAAATGGAAGGACGTAAAAAGGAAAGTTATGAAACTGCTTTTGAAAATTTCTTAGCTGAAGAAGCAAAAGCTGTAGAGAAAAAAGCTACTAAAGAAGTAGAAGAAGCAGAAACTGCTGCTTATGATTATACTGATGTTAAATCATTAGATAACCAAATTGGAAGTGAAGTACAAAATGGTATCTACTTTGAATCAAAACAAAACCCAGATAAATCAATTGAAGAAATTAAAGAAATTGTAGCTAAAAATTTAGCTAAGGATCAATTGCATTATAAGAAAAACGCTGCATTCGGAGTTGAAGGTCTTGGACTCGAAGAAATGAAAAGCGAAGAAGTATCTGGTAAACATAAAGAAAGTGGATATTCTGATAAACTAAAATCATTAGTAAAAGAATCATTAATGGGTGGCGTTGTTACTACGGGTAACCCAAATTCTATATCTGCAATCCAAAATGCAGTAGTAATGGATGTGCTTGAAGAAAATGCTGAAGTAGAAGAAGGATATGGTGCTGAAGAATATGAGCAAGGTAAAGAAGCAGGTGAAGAAATAGAAAAGAAAAAATCTAAGAAAAAAATGAAAAAAGAAACTATTGATTCAAAGTTAGCTGAGATCGAAGCTGCAGGTAAAATTACTACTTTAGAAGCACAAATCGCTGCTATTGATGAAGTAATTTCTACTAAAGAATCAAGATTATCTCTAGTAAATGAAGACGCAGATATGGCAGAACTACTTGATAAAGGTAAAGTAAATGCTATGCGTAAAGAAATTAAATTGCTAGAAAAAAGATGTGGTAAAATGAAAAAAATGTATGAGAAGCTTAATGGCTCTGCATATACCGCTCCTGTAATTGATGAAGTAGAAGATTCACCAACATTTGAATAAAATGTCACAATTATTAATAGAAACCAATCTTTGGAATACCACATCCCTGTTAACTGAAAATGTTAAAAAGGAAAATGGTAATATCATGGTAGAAGGTATTTTAGCAACTGCTGAAGTAAAAAATGGTAATGGTCGCTACTACCCAAGAGAATTATGGGAACGCGAATTAGAAAAATACCAAGAAGCCATTAGTAATAGAACAGCTACAGGTGAACTAGATCATCCAGAATCTCAAGTGATTAATCTAAAAAATGTATCACATTTAGTTAGAGAATTTTGGTGGGAAGGAGATAAAGTAATGGGTAAACTAGAAATATTACCCACCCCCTCAGGTCAAATATTAGAAGCATTAATTAAAGCAGGTGTAACTGTGGGTGTTTCTTCACGTGGTATGGGGTCATTAGAACAAAATGGTAACGTAATGGAAGTACAAGATGACTTTGAATTACTATGTTGGGATTTTGTTTCAACCCCATCCAATCCAGGATCTTATATGGGTGTTTTACAAGAAGGTAAAGAATATAAAAATACAGATTATAGCTCAGTAAACAATATTATTAGAGAAATACTTTGTTCTAAAGGCTCTTGCCCAATTCTTTAATCCTCTATAAATCTACATATACGTATCATCGATAATGTGTTATCTCTTATATAACACTAACTATATATTAACTTTCCTATTACGGTTCCTAATAACCGTATTTCACAAAAACAATTTTGCGATATGTCTAACAACAGAGATTTGCTTAAAGAAGCAATTGCTGACGCTAAAGCTGTAAAAGAAACAGCCATAGCAAATGCTAAAGCCGCTTTAGAAGAATCATTTACTCCTCATTTGAAGTCTATGTTAGCTGCTAAATTAGAAGAAATGGATAAAGACGATGATGACGTTAAGGAATCAGAAGAAATCCAAGAAACTGAAGAAGTAGTAAACGAAACTGAAGAACAAGTAGATGAAGCTCAAGAAGAAGTAGCTGAAGCAACAGAAGAAATCGAAGAAGAACTCGATTTAGACGAAATGCTTGCAGAACTTGATCTATCCGAAAAGAAAGAAGAAGACAAAGATAAGATGGAAGAATCTGAAGAACTAGATGAAGCTAAAGAAGAAGTTTCTGAGTCTGAAGAAATCGAAGAATCTGAAGAAGTAGAGGAGGCTGAAGAACCAGTTGCCGAAGCGGATGAAGATGAAGATAAAGACGAAGAAGATGAAGAAGAAGCTGAAGAAGGTGAAGAAGAAGAAATCGATCTTGAAGATATGTCTGCTGACGATCTAAAAGGATTTATCGAAGATGTAATCAAAGACATGGTACAATCTGGTGAATTAGAAGCTGGTGAGGAACTTGAAGGCGAAGCCGGAGAGGAAATTGAAGTAGAAGATGACCTAGATATGCCCATGATGGAAGAAACTGAAGAAGTAACTGAAACTGAAGAAATCGACGAAGCTAAGGAAGAAATTGACGAAGCTAAAGATGAAAAAGAAGAAGTTAAAGAATCAGAAGAAGAAGTAAACGAAGAAGTAGAAAAAGCATTAGCTGAAGTTGAAGAACTTAAAAAAGAACTTAACGAAGTTAATCTTTTAAATGCTAAACTTCTTTACACTAACAAAATCTTCCGCGATAAGAATCTAACTGAAGATAAAAAAGTTAAAGTGCTTAAAGCATTTGACAAAGCATCTACAGTTAAAGAAGCCAAAGTTATCTTTGAAACATTAAATGAGGGTCTAGTTAACAAAACTAAATCATCAGTAAATGAAGTAAAAGGTAGCGCATCTAAAGTAATGGGCACAGCTCCTACTACTAAACAACCAATCGTTGAAAGCGACGCTATGGTTGATAGATTTAAAAAATTAGCTGGAATTATTTAATATAACTTTTTAATTTTAAAAACATGAGTTTACAATCTCTTTTAGAAAGTGCAAATAACTTTAAGTCACAATCTAGTGACGCTGCACGTTTAGCTGAAAAGTGGGAGAAAACAGGTCTTTTAGAAGGTTTAGATGGAAGTCACAAGTCAAATATGTCTGTGATTCTTGAAAACCAAGCTAAGCAACTTGTTGTTGAAGCATCTTCAACATCTGCTGGTGGAGCTGGTACTGGTAATTTTACTGCCGGAACTGGTGATCAGTGGGCTGGAGTAGCTCTTCCATTAGTACGCAAAGTATTTGGACAAATTGCTGCACAAGAATTTGTATCAGTACAACCAATGAACCTACCTTCTGGGCTAGTATTTTATTTAGATTTCCAATATGGAACTGATAAAGGTGCTTATGATCAAGGTAAATCACTATATGGTGATGTAGAAGGATTTGCTTCTAACGACACTTCAGGTGGTCTTTATGGCGCTGGTCGTTTCGCTTATTCTATTAACACTACTTCATCTGCTGGTGTTTCTCCAACTGGTGTAACTAGCGCTGATTGGGCAGACCTAGGATTTGATTCATCTTATTCAGCTTCTGCTGTTGCTGGTGATTACTCTAAAGTAGAAATTCCTGATACTGAATTAGTATCTCCTGATAGCGAAGCTGTAAGAGCTTTCCAACTTATCTCAGGAAGTACTGCAGTACAAGTATCTGCTTTTACTCGTAGAAATGCTGCTGATAATGGTACTATCTTTATTGTAGAAGACGCTGATGCTGGTGATGCTACTACTGTATCTTACGTACAAGCAACTGCTGATAACAATCGTGGTGATTTCGAAGATGGAAATACTGGATTAAACGCTGGTAACGATCCTATCTCAATCCCTGAGATTAACGTACAGATGAAATCATCTGCTATCGTAGCTAAAACACGTAAATTGAAAGCTGTATGGACACCTGAATTCGCTCAGGATCTTAACGCTTACCACAGTATTGATGCTGAAGCTGAATTAACTGCTATGCTAAGTGAGTACATTTCATTAGAAATCGACCTCGAAATCTTAGATATGTTGATTGAAAACGCTTCTGCTGGTACTGAAGTATGGTCAGCTGTTAACAACCAAGCTTTCACTTCTACAAGTGGTAATGGTGCTACAACTGATCTTGGATTCTATAACAGCCAAGGACAGTGGTTCCAAACTTTAGGAACTAAAATTACTAAATTAAGCAACGTAATTCATCAGAAAACTCTACGTGGTGGTGCTAACTTTATGGTTATCGCTCCTGCTGTAGGTACTATCTTAGAAGCTATCCCAGGATTTGCTGCTGATGCTGATGGTGATGTAACTAAGAAAGATTATGCTTTCGGTGTACAGAAAATCGGTGCTTTAGGTGGTGGTAAGATTAAAGTATACAAAAACCCTTATATGACTGAAAACAACATCCTATTAGGATATCGTGGTGGACAGTTCCTAGAAAGTGGTGCTGTATTTAGTCCTTACATTCCATTAATCATGACTCCTCTAGTATACGATCCAGATACATTTACTCCACGTAAAGGTCTCTTGACTCGCTATGCTAAGAAAATCGTTCGTCCTGAATTCTATGGTAAGATCAAAGTATCTGGTCTTAATACTCTATAATCTTAGGATTAGATTTTTAAAAAAATTAGCCCGGCTTTGCCGGGCTTTTTTTATCTAAAAATATGTATAATAAAACGTTTATGGCTAGTAAACCTCACACTGACGAAGTGTATCGTCCAAAAAGAGTTCCAAAAAACCCTATTAAATTCAAACTACAACTTAATGAAGAGCAAAAACTTGCCAAACAAACCATTTTAGATAACACAATTACTTTGTTAGGTGGTGGGGCAGGAAGTGGTAAAACACTTTTAGCATGTAATGTTGCTTTAGATGGGTTATTAAGGCGAATGTATGATAAAATTATTATTACAAGACCTACTGTATCTAAAGAAGAAATTGGTTTCCTCCCTGGTGATTTAAGAGAAAAAATGGACCCATGGGTTCAACCTATTTATCAAAATTTCTTTGCTCTGTATGACAAAGTTAAAATTGAAAAATTAATAACTGATGGTAAAATAGAAATTGTACCTGTGTCCTTTATGAGGGGTAGAACATTTATGGATTCAATGATCATTGTGGATGAAGCTCAAAACGTAACCCATGACCAAATGGAAATGATTACATCTCGTATTGGTTTAAGAAGTAAAATGATGATATGTGGAGATGATCATCAAATTGATTTAAGAAAACGTAGCGACTCAGGATTTAGATTTTTATATAAAGGAGCACGTGGTATTAAGAATCTATCAGCCCTAACATTATCTACTAATCATAGGGACCCAATTGTTGAAGATTTAATTAAGTATTATGAAGATGCAGCTGATAAAGGTATTACAATAACTACATCAGGTTCATATAATTATAAGAATAAAAAATAAATTCATATTTATAATAAAACTATTATATAATGGCAAATCCTGCAATCTGGCCTGGATCGAGTTCATTTGCAACTGGTTCAACCCCTTTTGGGTTTTATGACACTGATGCTGAATTTCAAGTTGATGCTGATAAAGTTTCTAACTTTTGTGCTCGTCGATTAGGTTATCCTTTAGTAGATGTAGAATTACAAGATATTTCATTTTATGCTGCATTTGAGGAAGCAATTACTACCTATGGTAATGAATTATATGCTTATAAAATTAGAGATAATCAGTTAACTTTAGAGGGGGCACCTACTAGTAGTAATGTGAATAAAGCCGTAATTACCCCTAATTTTGAGCCCATTATTAGACTATCAGAACAATATGGGAGCGAAGCAGGGTCAGGTGGTAATATCGAGTATTATACTGGATCAATTGATGTTGTAAAAAACCAACAAACATATGATCTAAAAGCTTGGGCTTCAGCAAGTGGAGTAGATGGAGATTATGGTATCGAAATAAAAAGGGTATTTTATGAATCTAACCCCGCAATTGTAAGATATTATGACCCATATAGTGGTACAGGATTTGGCTATCAAAATTTATTTGATTCTTTTGGGTTTGGTGGAATGTCACCCGCAATTAATTTCTTAATGATGCCATTAAATTACGATATGCAAGTATTACAAGCTATCGAGTTAAATGATATGATTAGAAGGTCTAATTTTAGCTTTCAATTAAGAAATAACACATTAAAAATATTTCCTATCCCAACACAGTCTGGTAGTATGTATTTTGAATACATTAAAAGAGATGAAAGAATAAATAATTCAATCCAACAAACCCCAGATAAAGTAACTAATGTATCTGATAGCCCATATGGTAATCCTACATATACAAATATTAATAGTGTAGGTAGACAATGGATATTTGAATACACTTTAGCATTAGCTAAAGAAATGCTAGGATATGTAAGAGGTAAATACCAACAAATCCCTATACCCGGGGCCGAAGTACAATTAAATGATGCTGCTTTAATAGCAGCTGCTACAGCAGAAAAAACAGCATTATTAGAAAAATTAAGAGGATATTTTGATGAAACCTCTCGTAAAGCATTACTAGAACGAAAAGCACAAGAATCCGAGTTTGTAAACCAGGAACTGAAAAATGTTCCATACACCATTTATATAGGATAATATGGCAATGTTTGGTCGCTCACGTGATGTGAGTTTAATTAGAGGATTAAATAGAGAATTGATGGGGGATATAATCACCCAACAAGCAGCTTTTTATAAGTATAAATTAGAAGAAACTAAAGTTAATTTATATGGTGAAGCAGCAGGAGCTAAATTTTATGATGGTCCTTTCTTATTTAATTGTTTAATTAATAGAGAAGATCAAGCATATCCTGAAGGAGATGAAGGGGTTGGGTTTGGCCAAGGTATTGAATTTAGATTTTTAAGAGCTGATTTAGTAGATGCTAATGTTGTTCCTGAAGTAGGAGACATTATATTATATCAAGAAAAATATTACGGAGTAGATTCAGTAGTAGCTAACCAATATTTTGTAGGTAAAAACCCAAGCTACCCGAATGATGAAAACCCATTAAATCCAGGATTAGAAGATTTTGGAGCTAACCATTCTGTAATTTGTAATACATTCTATGTACCCGCAGATAAAGTAAATATATCACCTTATAAAGAACGCTTTTAATGGCACAATATAGAAAACCTATACCGAAAAAGCAAAAACGAATTAGCCAAGGCTTGCAAGATGCATTTGATACTACTAGAGGTAACCCAAACCAAGTAGTTAACCCAAATGAATCTCAAACTGGTATCGATTTTAATAGAGGATATGAATTAAGTAAAAAAGGTGATACTTCAAAATCTTTAACTATTGGTATTCAAGATTTAGATGAATCTATATTTTATTACTTTAATAACGTAATTAAACCATTTGTATATCAAAATGGTCAAAGACGAACTGTTCCATTTATATATGCTGCCCCTGAAAGATGGAAATCATTTCAACGTGATGGGTATTATAGAGATAAAGGTGGAGCTGTAATGTTACCTATTATTATTATTAAACGTGATTCATTAGAAAAAGATAGAAGCGTTTATAATAAATTAGATGCTAATCAACCTAACATGTATGGTAGTTTTGGTATTACTTACAATTCCAAAAATGCATATGGTAATTTTGCAGCATTAAATAACCGCATCCCAGTTAAATCTTATAATTTAACAGTTGTTCCTGATTTTGTAACATTAAATTATAGCTGTGCTATTCAAACTTACTATATGGAACAATTAAATAAAATAATTGAATCCATTGAATATGCTTCTGATGCATATTGGGGTAATCCTGAAAGATTTAAATTCAGAGCATTTGTAGATTCATTCCAAACCTCTACTGAATTAACAGCAGGTAGAGATCGTTTGGTAAAAGGTACTTTTAATATTAGATTACGGGGATATATTATACCTGAAGTAATGCAAAAAGAAGTTACTGCTCTTAAAAAAGTAAATTCTAAATCTAAAATAACAGTTACAGCAGAAACAGTAACTAATATTAATGATGTCCCTTGATTAAGTAAATAAAGGTTATTACATTACGATACAATGAAAGTTCTATTTTTAGCACCACATTTAAGCACAGGAGGTATGCCCGCGTTTTTACTAAAACGTATTGAGGCATTACTTGGCTATACTGACATAGAAGTATTTGTTGCTGAATGGAGATGTTATAGTATGAGTTATGTTGTACAACGACAACAAATCGAAAACTTAGTAGGAAATAATTTTATTAGTTTTGATGGTAAATCTGAATTGCAAAAAGATATTATTGGCTATTGTTACAAAAATAAAATTGATTTAATTCATATAGAAGAAATACCTGAAGGGTTTGATACATTTAACCCATTTCCAAAAGAAATTCAACAAGAATTATACGATAAAAAACACCCCTGGAAAATAGTTGAAACATGTCATAATATTTATTTTAATCCAGAAGAAAAGAAAATATATAACCCAGATGGATATGCATTTGTTACCCCTCATCATTTAAATAGTACCTTTAAAAACCAACCTGGTAAAAAATCATTAATTCCATTTCCTATTGATCCTACTATACAACATTCATCTACCCAAAAAGAAATATTAAAAGAAGGAGGTTGGTTAACTAAAGGTGAGTTTCATATAATTAATATAGGATTATGGACACCAGGTAAAAACCAAAAATATGCCATTGATATAGCTAAGGGGTTATGGGAAAAATACAGATGGACTTACATATTCCATTTTTTAGGAAATCAGGCTCCTAATTTTAAAGATTATTGGGAACCCCTAATGAAAGACTTACCCCCAAATGTTTTTATTTTGGGAGAAAGAAATGATGTAGCTAAATACTTTAAAATGGCGGATGCTATGTTATTTACTTCTAACTTTGAATGTAATCCTATAGTACTAAAAGAAGCCATTTCACATAATACTAGAATAATGGCTTATAATTTACCCCATTATGGAGATGAATATACACCATTTATAGAACCCTTAACAGGTAACGTTGAGGATGATAAATTTGCTTTAACTCATTTAATTCATTCCCCAATTAAATATAAAATAGGAGATTATAACAACAGTGTTAAGGAATTTGCTAATAAACATGTTCAATTTTATAAATCTATAATTAATGAGTAATAAATTATTGATAAGTTTTGATATTTTTCCTAAAGTAGAAGTTAAAGGAACTATTGATGCCGAATATTTAGTTGAATTTATAGATGGGGATACAAATAAAGTTATTCATAAATCTACTATTAGAAATAATATGTGGACTCAAGCAAATAAAAAATGGCATATAAACTGGATTATTAAAGTAAATGGCAAAGTAGAGCATATTTTTAATTTAAAAGATAAAGAAGTTAAAATCACTATAGATTCTAAATCGGTAGGAGATACATTAGCATGGGCACCACAAATAATAGAATTTGCTAAAAAGTATAAATGTAAAATAACAGCATCTACATTTCATAATGAATGGTTTAAAAACAACCCCAAGTACAAAAATATTAAATTTATAGAACCAGGTAAACCAGGAGATTTTTATGCTCATTATATGTTAGGGTGGTATAAAACAAAAGATAAATGGGATGAAGGAATGCATCATCGTAATATGCCTAATACAATCCCACTTATTCAAACTGCTACTGATATGTTAGGTTTACCTTATAAAGAAATAAACCATGGAATCGATTTCACCCCAGATAAACGACCTATAAAAGAAAAATATATTTGCATTGGCCCCCGTTCAACTGCTGGCTTAAAAGAATGGCCACACCATTATTGGGGGATTTTAGCTAAAAATCTAACTGAATCAGGATATAAAGTAGTTAACGTGTCATATGAAGGTTTTAGTCAACCTAATATAATAAATAAAGAAAAATTAAACTGGAAAGATACCTATAATTATCTTTATCATGCAGATTTATTTATAGGTTTAGGTTCTGGTTTATCTTGGTTTAATTGGGCGATGGATAAACACACTTTAATGATAAATAATTTTATCCCCTATGGTTATGAAATGACTCATAACTTAACCAAAATAGAAGATTATTCAGTATGTAATAATTGTTGGGTGGATAAAAGGTTTGTATTTGATAAAGGAAATTGGGATTGGTGTCCTAAACACCAAAATACAATGTCTCAACACATTTGCCATAAAGCAATAAAACCTGAAACTGTTTTAAAGAAAATTCAATATCTATTAAAATACAAATAATTAATATATATTTATCACCAAAATACAATTGTTATGAGTCAAGTAATAAAGTTGCAAGAAAATGAATTAGAAAGAATTAAATCTACTCAAGGAGACATTACTAATTTAACATATAGTTTAGGTCAACTTGAAGTCCAGAAAGCATCAATTCTAATAGAAATAGATAAAGTTCAAGCTAGACAAAATGAACTAGGAAAGGAATTAAATGACAAGTATGGAGAAGGGAATATTAATTTGGAAACAGGCGAACTTACTTTAACAGAACCATCTAAATAGTTGTTTTTTTGAGGAAGTAGTTCATATTTATAAGAAAATAATACTTAAATAAAGATATAAAATGGCAGAAACTCTATTATCTCCTGGTGTATTAGCCCGAGAAACTGACCAATCATTTATCCAAGGACAACCTATTCAAGCAGGTGCCGCTATTCTCGGTCCTGCAGTTAAAGGACCAGTAGGTATACCAACCTTAGTTAGCTCCTTCAGTGAATATCAAGCTGTTTTTGGAGATACAGTTACTAGTGGTTCACAACAATATGAATATTTAACTGCAACTTCTGCTAGAAATTACTTTTCTCAAGGTGGGACTTCATTACTAGTTACTCGAGTACAAAGTGGTAGCTGGTCAGGAGCTGAAGCTGAAGTAGCAGGCACAAACAACTCAGCTTCTTTTACATTAAGTACCTTATCTGAAGGTACAATAATGAATAGTTCAGGATCAACTGGTACTAATAATACTTTAGATAACGGTACTAAAGATAATATTCGTTATGAAATTCAAGGCTCAAATACCTCCACAGGGACTTTTAGCGTCCTAATTCGTAGAGGAGATGATAGTTCAAAACAAAAGAACGTATTAGAAACATTCCAAAATGTATCTTTAGATCCTAAAGCCAATAATTATATTGCTAGAGTAATTGGAGATACTTACCATAGCGTAGATAGTGATGGTAGTGATTATTATGTAAAATCTCACGGTAATTACGTAAATAAAAGCAGATATGTGTATGTTAGTAACGTAGCACAAGCAACCCCTGATTATTTTGATAATAATGGTGATGCAAAAGCAGCATATACCGGATCTATTCCTGCTACCGGAAACGGAGCATTTGGAGATGGTTCAGGATCTTTATTTAGTGGATCAGCTTTATTCAATGAAAATATAGATGCTGATAACATTCAAGGAATTGGAGCCGCGGATTATGCTGAATCGATTTCTTTATTAACAAATAAAGACGATTACCGATTTAATTTAATTACTGCTCCTGGTTTAAATGCCACAGACCATGGACCACAAATAAGCTCACTAGTATCATTAGCAGATACGCGTCAAGATTGCATTGCTGTTATTGATTTAGATGGGTACAATAAAACAGTAAGTACAATTACTACTAAAGCTACTTCATTTGATTCAAGCTATGGAGCTACATATTGGCCATGGCTACAAATTCTAAATGGTGCTGGTCAAACAGTTTGGGTACCTGCTTCAACTATGATTCCTGGAGTATATGCCTTTACAGATGCTTCAAGTGATGCATGGTTTGCTCCTGCTGGTTTAACTAGAGGTGCTTTAGGAAATGTAATTAAAGCTGAAAGAAAACTTACCTCTGGAAACAGAGATAGCTTGTACACTGCAAATGTTAACCCAATTGCAACATTCCCAGGAAGTGGAGTTGTAGTATTTGGTCAGAAAACATTACAGAAACGTTCAAGTGCACTAGATCGTGTGAATGTAAGAAGATTGTTAATTGAACTTAAGAGCTATATTTCTCAAGTTTCAGATAACTTAGTATTTGAACAAAATTCAATTGCTACAAGAAATAGCTTCTTAACTCAAGTTAACCCATACTTAGAAAGTATCCAACAAAGACAAGGATTATACGCTTTTAAAGTAGTAATGGATGAAACTAATAATACCGCTGATGTAGTAGATAGAAATGAGCTAGTTGGTCAGATTTATTTACAACCAACCAAAACAGCTGAATTTATTCTATTAGATTTCAATGTATTACCAACTGGAGCTACATTCCCGTCATAAAGAATTAAAAATAGAATATTTATAATAAAATAATTACGCAAGATGGCAGTATTAAATAGCAACGAGATTTTTTACACAGCTTTTGAACCTAAGCAACAGAATAGGTTTGTAATGTATATAGATGGATTTCCTTCTTACATTGTAAAAGGAATGGGAGCTGTTTCACTTAGTCAAGGTACAGTAGCTTTAAACCATATTAATGTACAACGCTTTGTAAAAGGAAAAACTACTTGGAACACAATCCAGTTTACATTGTTTGATCCTGTTACTCCAAGTGGTGCTCAAGCTGTAATGGAATGGGTTCGTTTACATCACGAATCAGTAACTGGTAGAGATGGTTATTCTGATTTCTATAAAAAGGATTTAACTTTCAACGTACTAGGACCTGTTGGTGATATCGTATCTGAATGGATCGTTAAAGGTGCTTTAATCACAGAAGCTAGCTTTGGTGATTATAGCTGGGATACTGAAAACGCTGCTCAAGAACTTACAATGACAGTACAACCAGATTATTGCGTACTAAATTTCTAAAATACTTTCCCTCCATATATTCCTCAGAAAATGGCTTGGCTTTTGTCAAGCCTTTTCTTATCTTAATATTTATTAACGAACAAAAGTTATTATAAATAAAGATTATGGCGGAATTTAACCTCCCAACTGAAATAGTAGAATTACCTTCTCAAGGAAAACTTTATGCCCCTGATAGTCCTTTATCTAAAGGTACTATTGAAATGAAGTATATGACTGCTAAGGAAGAAGATATTCTTACTAATCAATCTTATATTAGAGATGGTGTTGTTTTAGATAAACTATTACAATCACTAATTGTTACCAAATTTAATTACAGTGATTTATTAATTGGTGACAAAAATGCAATTATGGTTGCTGCTCGTATTTTAGGATATGGTAAAGATTATAAATTTACATATGCTGGAGAAGAACAAGTAGTTGATTTATCTCAAATTGATAATTTACCTTTAAATGAGGAAGTAGAAAATTCAACATCTAATAATTTTTCATTTACTTTACCTCAATCAAAAAATACAGTTACCTTTAAGTTATTAACTCATGGTGATGAGAAAAAAATAGAACAAGAATTAAAGGGATTAGAAAAATTAAATAAAACAAATTCCCCAATAGTAACTACTAGATTAAAATATCAAATAACTTCGGTTAATGGAGAGGAGGAAAAACCTAAAATTCGTGAATTTGTAGATAACTACCTTCTAGCTCAAGATTCCAGAGCATTAAGAGAAAGAATTAAGCAAATAGGCCCCGATGTAGACCTAACTTTTTTTCCCGAAGGGAGCAATAGAAAAGTCGATATCCCAATTGGGCTTAGCTTTTTTTGGCCTGACATCTAAAATAGCACCACAATTTAGAGCAAATGTATTCAAAGAAATACATGAAATAGTATTCCACGGGCAAGGTGGATATGATTGGAGTACTGTTTATAATATGCCTTTATGGTTAAGGAAATTTACTTTCAATGAGATCAAAAATTACCATATAGATCAAAACGAAAAAATAAAAAACCAAACTAAAGACCCCAATCAAAAATCCCTTATCAACCCAGATGGTACTGTAAATACCCCTGAATTTGTAAAAGCATCAGAACCATATAAGGGCAAAACAAGCTATAAATAATCATATTTATAACATATACTTTGATTATGGCCGATCTAGATGATGAATTAAACAATGCTAGAAATTTACGTGAAGAATTAGATGAAATTCTATTTTTACAACGTAGCTTTACTGATGAAGCCTTAAAAGCTGCCAAAGCAGTAGGTGTAGGTAATGAAAATGCCAGAAATATATCTAAGGCATTTAGGGGGGTATCTAATGCAACTGCAGATCTTAATACTTCTTTAAGACAAGCTTTAAAAGGAGAAGTATCTTTATCAGAATTAGGTAAAAAAATAGAATCTTCTAGGAAAAGAGCTACAGCAATAGAAACTAATCTTGCACTACTAAAAAAAGATGGGATTGATTTTTCAGAAAAAGAAATGAGCCTTTTAGAAAGAAAAAAGGAGATTGATGAAATTATCAATAATTCAAAAGGTCAATTAACTGAAGAAGAAGAATATTTACTTGGTTTATATTCTGATCAGCTTGAAACTCTAGCAGCCCAAGAAAGTGCTTATCAAAAAATTGAAAAGCTAGATAAAGGAATGGGCATATTTAAAGACCTTGGGGATGGGGCTAAAAATTTATTAGACCAATTTGGAGGTAGGGGCTTATCAAATGCCTTAGGATTTAGTGAGGCACAAAAGGAAGTAGAAAAATATGTTCTTAGCCTTGATGAGGGTGCAGATCCTAATAAATTTAAAATAGCAGGAAAATATGTAACTACACTAGGTAAAAATTTATTAAAATCTCTAGGTCCTTTAGCTTTAATAACTTCATTTGTAAAAGGATTATTAGATGCAAATAAGCAAACTGTTGGTTTACAAAAATCAATGTTGCTTACTTCTAAAGGAGCTGTAGACTTTAGACAAAACCTAGCCACAGCTGCAAATCTATCAGCAAATATTAATGTTACTAGTACTAAATTATTAGAAACATTTAATAGTATAAATGATCAATTTGGTTTTATAGCTCGTTTTTCAGAAGAAACTTTAGTAAATACTACTAGATTAACGGAGCAAGTAGGATTAAGTGCAGAAGCAGCTAATGCATTAGCAGGATTAACTGAAATACAAGGAGTTAATGCTGAAAATTTATATGAGTCAGTAGTAGGAACCACTTTAGAACTCCAAAAACAATCAGGTGTTCAAATAGACCAAAGAAAAATACTTGAAGAAATAGGTAAAGTAACTGGTTCTGTAAGAGCAAATTTAGGTTCTAATCCAATTGAAATTGCTAAAGCAATTCAAAAAGCAAGAGAATTTGGTACTACATTAGAACAAGTAGCCGCTACAACAGAAAGCTTACTTAATTTTGAATCATCTATTGAAGCCGAATTACAAGCTGAATTACTATTAGGTAAAAATATAAATCTTGAAAGAGCAAGAGCAGCGGCATTAGCAGGTGATCAAGTTACTTTAGCTGAGGAATTAAGAAAAGAAGCAGGTAGTTTTGCTGAGTTTTCTGCTATGAATGTTATTCAACAAAACGCTTTAGCCGAAGCATTAGGTATGAACAAAGATCAGCTAGCTGATACTTTATACCAACAAGAATTACAATTAAAAGGTGCTGAAAGAGTTAGAGCAGAATTAGCAGCTACAGGACAAGATGAAGCAGTTAGAGCTTTAGATGCCCAAACAGCACAAGATAAATTTGCTAAAACAATGGAAAAATTACAATCTATTGTAGTTGATGTAGCAACTGCTTTTATGCCTATACTAGAAGTAGTAGGTAGTATTGCTTCTGCTATAGGACATGTAATTAAAGTATTATCACCTATGATAGGAACAATATCTGGGGCACTTACAGGTTTAATAGTAAGTGGAGGAAATCCAATTGGAGCTCTTATAGGTGGGGCTGTAGGAGCAATAGGTGATATAGGTAGAAGTGATTCAATATCTGAAGGACGAAGAACCCAATCTCGAGCCACCAGACAAACCACTGAAGAAACTACTACTGTTAATAATACAACAGATATGAGTGAAACTAACCAATTACTTAAAACATTAGTCTCACAAAACGATAAAAAACCTGAAATCTCACCAGTTGGCTTATATCAGGTTCAATAACGCAATATTTATAATAAATTAATCGATTAAATTTTTATATTATGACTTTAAAAGAAAGATATAACGAAAGTACTTCTAAACTCCACCAAGGAATTGGTAAAGAAGAAGGAAAAAGAGTAACTGGCCCTTTAAGTGATCCTACAACTCTTAAAATTAACAATACTTTTGACCAAGGACAATATAGTGCTGTTATAGACCAAGAGCTTTTAAGACGCGCTTCGGATAATACACAAGGATCCTAAAAACCTAACATATGGGGATTATTAAAAATCTAGAGAATACTAGATATAAAAGTCTCCACTTTAGGGGTGATCGTTTTAATCAAGGTAGTTCAAATCAACCCTATGTGGTTGAGGACATAAATGATCCTAGCCGTGAAGTAGGGAGAACAGGTGGACCTGATTTTATAGTTCGGGGTGGTACCTTAGTGCCAAAACGAGTTGCAAATGATGTGTCTCGCTTGACTAAAATGTTTTTTGACTTAAAATCTCCAAACGGTCCCTTATTTACTGCTAAACAACAACTTTTATCTTTATCTGGTACTAATTTTAAAGGTGGATTTGAAAAATCAGATCTTAGTACTATAAACCTATCAGGATTTTTAAAGGGAGGTGTTTATAACCCCCTTAGTACAGTTGCTCAATCTATTATTAATCCACTTGGGATACATATTCCTAAACAAGGATTACTCCCTCCTATAATAGGCCCAGACAAATACGAAGATTATATTGGTAAAGGTGATGATCAAAAATCCCGTCTATTAGATTTAAAAGATGGCAAATTATCTAGTAATGATCAATTTTTATATGAATATTTAGGTGGTCCTAAATCAATAGCAGGTGTAGGTAAAACTCGTATAAAAAGATTTGAGAATACTAACGAAGAGAGTAAAGAAAAAGGATTTTTAAGTTATGAAACTTTAAAAAATGTTGGGGATCGTTTAGAATCAAACCCTAATGCTATAATTGATTTTAGACAAGAACCTAATGGTATACCTGTAAAAGATAAAGTTAAAACTTTAAACTATAATAGACCCGAAAATAGATTTGAACAAAGGGTTAGATTAGGAAACCCTGGAGAAAGAGGAATAAAAAGAACAAATTACCAAATAGGACTAGGCGTAGCTCTAGATCAATTAAATGCTAGGGCACTTTATAAAGGTGAATCCCAAAATGGTTTAGGAAATGATTTTGTAAAGTTTAGAATTGGAGTTATTGATAATGCCAACCCCTCCAAAAAAACATTCATGCATTTTAGAGCAATCTTAGATGATTTAAGCGACAATTATACAGCCGAATGGAATTCAGAAAAATTAATGGGTAGGGGAGAACAATTTTATAGATATAATGGTTTTACCCGAACTGTAAATTTGGCTTGGACAGTAGCAGCTCAATCAAAACAAGAATTAATTCCTATGTATCAAAAGCTAAACTACTTAGCTTCATCCCTAACCCCTTATTATTCAGATACTGGTTATATGGGTGGTAACTTAATTAGTTTGACACTAGGTGGGTGGTTTTATGAGCAACCTGGTATACTAACGGGAATGACATTATCTGTCCCACAAGAATCACCATGGGAAATAGCGATACCAGCTCAAGAAAATACATTTGGTGCCAACCAAGAATCATCTGATAAAGATGTAAAAGAATTACCTCATATTATTAAAGTAACTGGAGTACAGTTTATACCAATCCATGAATTTGTACCTAGATTACAGAAAAATGATTATAAAGGTGCTAATGCGGGGAATGGATCCCAATATATTAGTGCTTATGGCCCAGAAAGGTATATAGCACTAAGTACTGGAAAATTTGATCCTAAAACAGGTAAAGGAGGAAGCAACAATTATGGGGATTCAAGTGGTAATCCTGTAAATGATGCCAATAATTATATCCCAATTAACGATACTGACTCCCGACCTGTAAGTAAACTTAAAACCCAAGATCCAATTCAATTCGAAACCAAAATTGAAACATCTGGGAATATAAATGATTTACTAAAAAATGAATAGATATAATCAAACACAAACTTATACAACAAGTAAAGGTAAACCTTACTATGGTACTACTAAATACCCTAGTATCCCTTTATCTTTTGATGATATCTATGTTTATGCTACTCAAGGTGATAGGTTTGATATTTTAGCCCAACAATATTATCAGGATTCTTCCCTTTGGTGGGTAATTTCTTCAGCTAATAGTGATTTACCTCAAAATTCTTATTATATTCCAGAAGGCCACCAAATTAGAATCCCTCAAAACATAGCTGCTGTAATAGCAGAGTTTGAGACTCTAAATAGGTATTAATTATGAATGGAAACATAGTAGGAGAAGAATTTGAACCATATGTGTTTGGTGAAATTGCCTTTAGACAATCTATACAAGGTAAACAATCACGGAGCAATACGGATTTAAACTATCTAAGCAATCAAAGTTCTTGGATTAAGTTAGCGTCTCCTGTTTTTATTGAAGAAGGGGGTAAAGCCCGACTTAATAGTATTTTAGCAAATCCAACGGATGTAGACAAATATCAAGGAATGGAACTAGCAAAAAATGCAGTTTTATTTAACGGGTTATCTTCTTTACAAGGAAAAACATACACCCAAAGAGCGGGAATTGTAAAAAATAACAGCAGACTTTGGGATGCAAAAGCAGCTTATGGTTTAGGGGGAAGTGATTTTGGTCTTCAACCTATGCCCGGGATTATAGATGCTGAGGTAAGATGCTTAAATAGGGGATCTATTAAAAAAGCTTCTATTAATATAAGAGCATATAATAAATTTCAATTTGAAATTATTGAATTATTATATCTTAGATTAGGGTATACCATGATGTTAGAATTTGGGAACCAAAAATACCCTGATAAAGATGGAAACATCTCAGAAGTAGGAAATACTCTTATAGAAGAATTATATTTTAATAAAGGCAGTAATGGTTTAACTCAATTAGAGGTTTTAGATGAAATCGCTGGATTAAGAGATAAATATAATGGTAATTATGATGGTTTTTTTGGTAAGGTAGTAAATTTTGATTGGACTTTTAATGAAGATGGTAGTTATAGTATTAGGATAGATTTAATTACATTAGGAGATGTAATAGAATCTCTTCAAGCAAACCCTCCTATTGAATCCTACTTTCCTGAAAATCTAGATTCAAAATCATCATTAAAAACAAAACTAATTGAAAAAAATGAATCATTAAAAGATTCTCCAATTATAAATAATGCTTCAAATGATGTTCTTAGTGCTTTTATGTATACTAGTTTATTTGATGAAGATTTATGGAAAAAATCAAGAGGAGGAGAAAATGATAGATATGCTAATTATTTTAATTTATCTAAAGAATCAGACCAAGTAGCTAAAGATAAAAGAAAAAACTACCCCACAAAAATTCTAGCTAAGTATAGCTATTACATTACATTTGAAGAGTTATTAATACAAGTAAAAAAGTATTTAATCCCTAATGTAATAGCAAAAAATAAAAAAATAGAGGAACAATTATCTATCGATAACTCTCCTAGTACTTATGTAAATTATTTCCCAAACCAAATTTCATTTGATCCTAGAGTTTGTTTAATAAAACCTAGTCTTGGGGGGGCCAATATAGGGAAAATAAAAGTACCCGATATTTTTGAAGATCTTAAAAATTATGTTGGAATTGTAGAGGAAAATGTAGTAGTTGGACAACTAATGCATGTATATCTTAATTATGATTTTATTTCCCAATGCCTTTCAACTTCAAAAAATGATGAAAAAATCTCAATTTACACTTTCTTAAAAAAGATATGTGATGGGATTAATACAGCATTAGGTGGAGTAAATCAAATTGAAGTTATAATAGATGAATCCAATAATATAATTAAATTTATTGATCAAACCCCTATCCCAGGATTAGCAGAAACCAAAAAAAGAACAGATATTGTAGATTTAGAAGTATTTGGCTATAATAATGTTAATCAAACTTCAAATTTTGTTAAAGGTATAAATTTTAATACTAATATTACCCCTGAACTAGCTTCTATGATTACCATAGGGGCAACAGCAAAGGGATCAAATGTTAAAAATGAAGACGCTACAGCATTTTCTAAATGGAATGCAGGGTTAACAGATAGATTTAATGAAGAAATTATTGATCCTAAAATTAAAATAGACCCATTCAACCCTGAAGATGACCCTAAAAGATGGGAAGAAGAAGCTACAAATATTTGGGAAAACAAAGCAAAACCCGTTATGCTAAAAACTACCTATAGAAGGAATAAGGCATTTAAAGAGGTAGAAACTACTGCAACAGTCAACAATTTTTCAATAGGTAACAATTATCAAGTAGACCCTACAGATAAAAAAGAAATTAACGAGGGAGAAATAGGTGAGGGTAAAAGGATTACTAAAGAAAATTATATTATCTATTATAAAACATATGTAGAAAAAACACTAAAAGAAAAAAATGCTATTGAAGAATTTAAATTTCAAAATGAATTAACTAAAAATTATGTTTTCTATTTATCCGATTGTTTTGGTGGGGATATAAAATATAATGTTTTTACAGGTAAAAAAGAATTTCAATTAAAAGAAAATAATGAAATTACTGCACTTGATATAGTCCTCCTCAGGATTTTCAACCAACCCGCTTTTAAAGAAACAGATGTAAAAACTGTAGGAGGGAGTGGAAAAGTAAAATATTTAACATTTGATCCCTCTTTTATCAGTAGATCTAATGGAATTTACAAACATTATTTAAATGTTTTTTTCCATTCTAAATTTAACACAGTTGCAGAAAATCAACTACCCTCTCAACCCTCCCCACAAATTGGATTTATACCAATTAGTTTTGATATTAATTTACAAGGAATTTCTGGTATAAAAATTTATAATAAATTAAACATTAACCAAAAGTTTTTACCACCCAATTATCCTCAAGCATTAAAATTTTTAATAACTAAAGTAGACCATACAATTAGTGATAATAATTGGAGTACAAATTTAGGTACACTTTCTATCCCCAATATAGACCCTGATGATTATAAACAAATTTGGAAAGATATTGGGGTGGATATTAAGGATTTAGGTAGTGTATTACTTCCTGAAGACCAACGAGGTCCAAAAGCTAAAGGAAATAAATTCACAATAGAAGACCATAGAGCTCCAAAATATAGAGGTAATCCTACTTTAGGTGAAGAGAAAACTCGAATAGCTCAAACCGGTAAAGTCTTTTCTGAGATGTCTTTAGAAAAATTAATCTCACAATTTCACCCTCAATTTAGAAATAGATTTGCATCTTTCTTTACTGAAATGGATGAAAAATATAAAGGATATACTATAAAAATAAATTCAATACAAAGAGACCTTGAAACATCTCAAGACCTTAAAAAAGAAAACCCCAACAATGCTGACCCAGGTTATTCAAGACATAATTATAATACAGCTGTAGATTTTAATGTAATAACCTCTGATGGAAAAGAATTAAAAAAATCAGTAAATCGAAATGATTGGATAAACCATGGTTTTAATAAATTAGCAGCTAAGCATAATCTAGACTGGGGTGGTAATTTTGATACCTATAATGATTATGTCCATTTTGCAGCAACAGATTATGATGTTTCAAAATCAATAACAGAATTTAATTCAGGAAAAGATGTAAATTCAATAACATTAAAAACATAATGTATATACCTAAATCCCAAATAAAAGAAAACTTATACACCAATGGTGGGGAATATGTTATTGACTCAACCAAAGAGAACTACATAGGGTCTTATTTTATTACCTCTAAAGGATTAGCTTATACAGGTAAAAACCTAACAGACCAACCTAATAATCTTCTATCACAACAGACCTCAACAACCAGTTATACAGAACCAAAATCCTCAGAACCTATACCCTCTAATTATTATATTAAAAATGATTTATATTATTCTGCAAAAAATATAGACTCCAGAGGTAGTGCCCCTTCACCCCCAAAACAAACTTTATCTGTACCTACAGAAAAAAATATTAAGGATGGATTCTTATATAGATACTTTGTAAAAAAAGGTAATGAGGGTAAATTTATAGAAATATCCAAATTAGAATATAATAAATTCAAAAACCAAGACAATACAGTTCAATGGCAACTATATACCCCAATAAAAATACAATGGGATATACAAGGCGATAGAGAACAAGTATATAATGGCAATAAAACAGTTGTATCCTTAGCTGAACAAAGACAATCTGTTCCTGGGTTTACACTATTTTTTAGAGGAAAGTTTGATAAATTTTGGATAGGTAAATAACCTATCGTATATTTACGGAAAAGGTTTCAATGTACTGGCTAATAGAAGATTTAGAGCAGTTAAAGGTTTTTTACAATAGTGGTTTTAAAGAGGCATTTGTAGAAGTAATCCCATTTAACAATTTTGAGCACCCAACACAAAACAATGTGTCGGCTGTTTATGTTCGTCCTATAGAAGCAAGTAAAGGTTTTATGTTATGTTCAAATCATAGCGAAACATTAGGAATAGAACTAAGGCATATAGAAGAGATACTAAAAAAATTCAATAAATTATATTGTAGAGATAAAAAAGAATTACTACATTACTTTCCATTAAAAAGCCTTTGGGACATTTCACTCCCCCCTAATACGTATATACGACCAACAACACAAACACACGATATATTCTATAATAAACATAAGGATAACCGTGAAATTAACGTAATAATCCCCATAGTAAAGCATTATGAGATATGCGAGCGCACATATGATGACTTGCAAGTAAATATTGGTAAAAACACAAATTATGACACATTCTTTAACAGTAAAACCTCATTGGTATTCAACGCAATCGAGAGAAATGGAATACGAGTACACAAACCCACCTTCGAAGAATACTTCCACACCATTGAAAGTGAATTTGCTTACAGTCAGTACAACTTAAAAACACTAACCACAAGACCATCAAATAGATTTAATGGTGTAAACTATGCGGCATTAAATAAGGAAAATGGATCAAGAAAATCATTCATACCTCGAAATGAAAAATTTATTGAAATCGATATCACAGCGTATCACCCTACTATTAGTTCACACTTGGTTGATTTTGAGTTTCCCGATAGTGATATTCATAGCAGCTTTGCTAAGATGTATGGAGTGGATAGAGAAAAAGCTAAAGAGCTTACGTTCAAACAGTTATACGGAGGAGTCTTCAAAGAATATAGAGAACTACCCTTCTTTAGAAGGATACAATCTTATATTAACAACACGTGGCAGACATTCCAAAAGACGGGAGAGATTGAAACGGAAATAAGCGGATACAAATACTATAGGGATTCATTGGAGAATATGAATCCACAAAAACTATTTAATTACATTCTCCAAAACTACGAGACTTCTCAAAACATCTTGATTCTCTGGGATATACTTAGTATATTGAGGGGGAAAAAGAGTAAGCTTGTATTATATACATATGATTCGTTTTTGATCGATTTAAGTGATGAGGAAAAGGATTTAGTAAAAGATGTACAAAAAATATTCGAAAATTATAAATTAAATACAAAAATTAAGTATGGAAGCAGTTATGACTTTAGATAGAGAAATCGATACGTATGATATGAAATATGATGTTATAGTCGATTTAGAAAATTTAAAAGATTTGAATAATAAACTTTTTTGCACTTTCACTAACTTAGAAAGCTTAGATACTTTGGTTGGTGAACTTTCTTCTAAATACAGTATTATATATAATAAAATGTTTGTTCTTGAAATAGTTGGTAAGAATGAATATGTTGTTACGTATAATGTTGAGCAGGGGAATGTCAACGAGATCCCGGAAAACACAATCCTAGTACATAGGAAAAAGGATTCTAATACCCTTTATACTATTAATGCTTTAAATGAGTTGATCAAAAAGCTTAATGGAGGTGTAGTAGATACTAAATTCCCTATTGATTGGAATCACTATAGAAATTGTATTTTGCTAACGCAACATAATGAGCTAAATCAGCTCAATACTAAAATTCACAAGATTATTGAACTATAGCTTGGAGTTTTAAAATTAGGTTATTATATTATCGTTACATAAAAATAAGTTATAAACATGGATTTAAATGCTATTAAACAGAGGCTGGATAATCTACAGTCCAAAGCTGCCCCGCAGCAAAAAACAGATTACACAACAATTTTTTGGCGACCTACAGTAGGTAAGCAACAAGTTAGAATCGTGCCATCGGCATTTGATTCTTCATCACCATTTACAGAGTTGAAATTTTATTATGGTATTACAAATAAAGTAATGATTTCTCCTTTAAACTTTGGTGAAAAAGATCCTATTGCAGAATTTTCCCAAAAATTGAGACAAGGAGAATATGATAAAGAAAATTATGTTCTTGCTAAGAAACTAGATGCCAAAAACCGAATCTTTGTTCCTGTAGTAGTACGTGGAGAAGAAGATAAAGGTGTTAGATTATGGCAATTTGGTAAGTTGATTTATGAAGATTTACTATCAATGGCTATGGATGATGAAATCGGTGATTACACTGACATAGTTAATGGTCGTGATTTTACTTTAGAAACAGTAGGTCCAGAATCTACAGGTACTAACTACAACAAAACGTCAGTACGTCCTAGAATGAAAACTTCACCATTATCTGAAGATTCATCTCAAGTTGAAACTTGGTTAGAAACCCAACCCAACCCAAAAGAAGTATTTAAGCGTTTTACATTTGATGAAATGAAAGATGCTTTAGTTAAGTGGTTATCTCCTGAGGATAATAATGATGGAGATGCTTTCCCAACTACTACAGCAACTGATACTACTGATCGTAAAGATCTTCCATGGGAAGAAAATGGAAGTGGTAAAGGTAACTTTTCATTAGATACTTCTAAAGTAAAAGAAAACAAGAAAGACCAATTTGATAGTATTTTTGATTAATGGCTAGAAAAAAGAATGCTTCACTCTCGGCAGCGGTGTCTGCCGAGATCAAAAGCAAATTTGATCTTAATAAATTTAAATCATCTAAAGGTTTAGATAAAAATGTCAAATTTAAGGAACAAGAATGGATCCCATTATCTCCAGCATTCCAAGAGGTAACAGGTGTACCCGGAATACCCATGGGGCATATTACTCTACTAAGAGGACACTCCGATACAGGTAAAACAACTGCATTATTAGAAGGTGCTGTATCAGCACAACAAAATGGAATTTTACCTATTTTCATTATCACTGAGATGAAATGGAATTGGGAACATGCAGCACAGATGGGATTAGAGGTAAAACTAATTAAAGACCCAGATACTGGAGAAATATTAGACTATGAAGGTAATTTTATCTATGTAGATAGAGAAACACTTCATACAATTGAAGATGTAGCTGCATTTATTATGGATCTACAGAATGAACAGAAAAAAGGTAATCTACCTTATGATTTAGCATTTTTCTGGGATTCAATTGGGTCTATTCCTTGTGCAATGTCAGTTGAAAAACTAAAGAATAATAACGAATGGAATGCTGGTGCGATGTCAACACAGTTTGGTAACACAGTAAACCAAAGTATTGTAATGTCTCGTAAAGAATCATCACCTTATACTAATACTTTAATTTGTATTAATAAAGTTTGGACTGCTAAAGCAGAATCACCTATGGGTCAACCCAAGATGATGAATAAAGGTGGTATGGCTATGTGGTATGATGCAACCTTTGTAGCAACATTCGGAAATGTATCAAATGCTGGTACATCTAAAATCAAAGCGATTAAAGGTGGTAAGCAAGTTGAATGGGGTAAAAGAACAAATTTACAAATTGATAAAAACCACGTTAATGGTATTCAATCAAGAGGTAAAATTGTAATGACATCTCATGGATTTATCCAAGATACAGACAAGGATAAGAATGCTTATAAAACATCACATTCAGATGAATGGTCTAAGATATTAGGTGGTGGTACATTTACAATAGTAGAAGACCAAGAAGACGTAACACCAATTCAGTACGACGAGTCATCTAATTAAAATAAAATCATGAAACATAAAGAATTATTTAACCTATTGGATTCTGTCCAAGAAGGTGAAGAATTACCTACCGCTAAAATCCATGATAAAGTACTAATATTAGATGGTTTAAATCTATTCTTTAGAAACTTTGCTATGATGAATATGGTTAATCCTGATGGAGTCCATATTGGTGGTTTGGGTGGGTTTTTCCGTTCTTTAGGTGCTATGATTAGACAAACAAACCCTACCTCTGTTTATGTTGTATTCGATGGGGCAGGTTCTACTTCCAACCGGAAAAACCTGCTCTCCGAATATAAGGGGACAAGAAATTTACAACGTATTACCAATTGGGATGCATTTGATAATATTGAAGAAGAACATGATTCTAAAATTGATCAAATCGTTCGTATTATACAATACCTTAAATTATTACCTGTAAAAACTACTATATTAGACAAGGTTGAAGCAGATGACATTATTGCGGTGCTAGCTGAAAAGCTAGTTGAAAAACACAACTCTACGTGTTTTATTGTATCAAGTGATAAAGATTTTCTTCAATTAGTAACCGATAAAATTATTGTTTATAGACCAATGGAGAAAGAATATTATACTCCAAAGGCAGTAGAAGAAAAATTCGGTTTATTACCACATAATTTTATCCTACATAAAACTCTACTAGGTGATAATTCAGATAATATTAAAGGAGTTAAAGGTTTAGGTGCAAAGGGTATATTTAAAAAATTCCCTGAATTAAAAACTCAAGAATTAACCCTTCAAGATATTTTTGATATATCTGCTAGGAAATTTAAAGACCACATTGTATATTCCCGCATAATTCAGGAACAATCCCGTATTGAAACTAATTATAAAGTAATGGACCTAAGTACTCCATTAATTGATGAAAGAGGTAAAGAACATATCAATAGATTAATTGATGAAGATTTTCCTGATTTAAATTCTGAAATGTTTATTTCATTATACAATGAAGATAAATTAGGAGGAATGATTCGAAATTTAGAGTACTGGTTAAGAGACATTTTTGAACCATTAAAGTTATATAGTGAATGACATTAACATCGTTAAATCAATATGGTCACGATTTTCAAATAAAGGTTATATCTTCGTTGTTAACCCATAAAGGGTTTTTAACTAACATTCATGATATAATTTCTGAGGAATATTTTGAAAATCAAGCACATAGGTGGACTATAAAAGAGATACTTTCTTATTATGATAAGTATCATTCAACTCCAACCCTTGAGGTATTAAAAGTTGAATTGCAAAAAGTAGAAAATGAGGTATTACAAATTGCAATTAAAGAACAACTTAAAGATGCTTATGTAGCTTCTGATGATGATTTAAAATACATTCAAGAAGAATTTACTAACTTTTGCAAAAACCAGCAATTAAAAAAGGCACTAATGACCTCTGTAGATTTACTTAAAGGGGGTGATTTTGATGGGATCCGATTTTTAATTGATAATGCTATTAAAGCAGGTAACGATAAAAATGTAGGACATGAATATCATAAAGATATTGAAGGGCGTTATACAGTGGATAGACGTAAAACAATCCCAACCCCTTGGGATGATTTTAATGGTTTACTTCAAGGAGGATTAGGTAATGGTGATTTTGGGTTAATATTTGGAAATCCAGGTGGTGGTAAATCATGGTCACTAGTAGCATTAGGTGGATTTGCTGTAAAGTTAGGTTATAACGTATTACACTACACACTTGAATTAGGTGAAGATTATGTAGCAAGACGATATGACGCTTTCTTTACTAAAATAGATGTAAGTAAAATACTTAATCATAAAGATGCAGTAGAAAAAGTAGTTCCAGAATTAGCAGGAAAGCTAATCGTTAAAGAATTTCCAACAGGTAAGGCAACAATCTCAACAGTTGAATCTCATATTGCAAAATGTACAGACCTAGGTACAAAACCTGATTTAGTTATCATTGATTATGTTGACCTTCTTTCATCAAGAAGAAAAAATAGGGAGCGTAAGGATGAAATTGATGATATTTATCAAAGCACCAAAGGCTTGGCTCGAGAATTAGACATCCCTATATGGTCAGTTTCTCAAGTTAATCGAGCGGGGGCACGCGATGAAATTATAGAAGGAGATAAAGCAGCAGGTTCTTATGATAAGATGATGATTGCTGACTTTGCCGCTTCTCTTTCTCGTAAAAAAGAAGATAAAGAACGAAACACTGGTAGATTTCATATTATGAAAAACCGTTATGGTAGAGATGGCCACACTTATTCAGTTTTAGCTGATACTTCAACTGGTCATTTTTCTGTTAAACCCTACCAGTCTGAAGAAAACTCTTTAGAAGCAACTATGGTATCAAATAATCGCTCAAATGAATTTGATATTGATACCGATAAGCAAGCTAAAGGTAAGTTGTTAGAAAAGTTCCAATCACTCGATATTTAATAAAACAAATTTTAAAAAATGGCTAAAAAATCTTTATTACAAGAGCGTATTGTTTATAAACCATTCGAATATCAACAAGCATCTGATTATTGGTTAAAACAACAACAAGCACATTGGCTTCATACTGAAGTACCTATGATGTCTGATGTTAACGATTGGAAACAAAATTTATCTGAATCCGAAAAAAATATTATTGGGTCTATTCTTAAAGGGTTTGCTCAAACAGAAACAGTAGTAAATGATTATTGGTCAACATTAGTAACTTCTTGGTTTAGGAAGCCTGAAGTAATTAAAATGGCTGTAACCTTTGGGGCATTTGAAACTATCCATGCTGAAGCCTATTCTTTATTAAATGAAGAATTAGGTTTAGATAACTTTAGTGAATTTTTAGAGGATGAAGCAACAATGGCAAAAATTGAAGCTTTAACCTCTGTAAGAGATTCCCACGATGGTACCCCTAACTGGCATGAGAGAGCTAAATCATTAGCTATTTTTTCAGCATTTACAGAAGGTGTAAACTTATTTAGTTCATTTGCTGTTTTACTATCATTTAAGTTAGATAACAAATTAAAAGGAGTAGGTCAGATTGTAGAATGGAGCATCAGAGATGAATCATTACATTCAGAAGCAGGTTGTTGGTTATTTAGGACATTAATGCAAGAACACCCTGAATTTAATACACCTGAATTAAAATCAGATATTGAAGAAGCAGCAAAATTATCTTTAAAATTAGAATTAGATTTTATTGATAAGGTATATGAAATGGGGGATTTAAAAGGTTGCCCAAAATATGATTTAGTATCTTTTATTAAACATAGAGTAAATACTAAAATGGGTGATTTAGGATATGGTGCTATAGTAAATGGTATTGATCAAGAAGCAGTTAAAAGAATGAAATGGTTTGACAGCTTATCAGCTGGGAAACAACACACAGATTTCTTTGCTAATAGAGTAACAAATTATAGTAAAGGTGTTCAAAATTGGGACGCAAACGATTTATTTTAAAATATGGAAAATAACGCATTACAAGTAGATTATAGTGAATGGGAAGCTGGAAAACAATTCCCGGCTTGGATGGATGAAATTTCTCTTGCTACTATTAGCAAGGGGTATCTTCTTCCTGGAGAAACTGTAAGAACAGCATATAAAAGAGTAGCAAATGCTTCAGCAACCCGACTTAAAAAACCAGAACTAGCTAGTAAATTCTTTAAAATCATGTGGAATGGGTGGTTAGGGTTAGCTTCTCCTGTTTTATCAAATATGGGTACTGATCGTGGTTTACCTATTTCATGTTTTGGTATAGATACACCTGATTCAATACGTGGGATCGGTTTAACTAACGCAGAACTAATGAAACTCACCGCCTCCGGTGGTGGTGTAGGTATCTCGTTATCCCGCATTAGAGAACGTGGTACAGGTATTACAGGCAATGGTAAAAGTGAAGGTGTAGTACCATGGGCTAAGATATTTGATTCATCTATCATAGCAACAAACCAGGGTAATGTACGACGAGGTGCTGCATCTGTAAATCTAGATATTGAACATGGTGATATAGAAGAATTTTTACAAATCCGCAGACCTAAAGGTGACCCTAACAGACAATGCCTTAATTTACACCAATGTGTAGTAGTAGGGGATAGCTTTATGCGTAAGCTAGAAAACCGTGACTCAGAAGCTATGGGTAAGTGGGCTACTGTACTAAAATCTAGAATGGAAACTGGAGAACCCTACATTATGTACAAGGATAATGTAAATAAAGATAATCCTATTGCTTATAGATTAAATAATCTAGAGGTAAGTATGACTAACATATGTTCTGAAATTACATTATTTACAGATGAAGAACATAGCTTTATATGTTGTTTATCATCTATGAATTTAGCAAAATATGATGAATGGAAAGACACAGATTCTGTTGAATTAGCTACTTGGTTCTTAGATGGTGTAATGCAAGAATTTATTGATAAATCTAATGGTAAGGAAAGTTTAAAAAGAACACATTCACATGCTAGAAAAGGTAGAGCTTTAGGTTTAGGAGTAATGGGTTGGCATTCATTTTTACAACAAAAACAATTACCATTTAATTCAGTAGCATCTACAGCTCATACCCATAACATATTTTCAGATATTAGATCAAAAGCTGAAAAAGCATCTATGGAATTAGCTCAAGAATATGGTGAACCATTATGGTGTAAAGGAACAGGTATGAGAAATACCCATTTACTTGCAGTTGCACCAACAGTATCTAATTCTGTTATTTGTGGAGGTATTAGTGCTGGAATTGAACCATTACCCGCTAACATTTATACATTTAATGGTGCTAAAGGGACATTTATTCGTAAAAATAAAGTACTCCAAGAAATTTTAGCTTCTAAAGGAGAAGATAAAGATAAATGGTGGGATCAGATGCTTCAAGAAGATGGTTCAGTCCAAGGTTTACCTGATAATATCCTAACCCCAGAAGAAAAAGAATTATTTTTGACTTTCCCAGAAATAAATCAATTAGAATTAGTAAGACAAGCTGCTATTAGACAGCGATATATTGACCAAACACAGTCGTTAAATTTAAGTTTTGACCCTAATGATTCACCTAAATGGATTAATCAAGTTCATTTAGAAAGTTGGAAATTAGGTATTAAAACACTTTATTATTTGCGTACTGATTCCGTAATTAAAGGTGATCTAGGATCTAGAATGGCTGACTGCATCAGTTGTGATGGATAATAGATATTTTTGATTTTCTTTTTAAAGGGTGCGAAAGCACCCTTTTTTTATTATATGTATTACCAACAACAACAAACAGTTCTTCACAAATCGTTTTCCAAACGTTATTTATTTAATGGTTTCTAATTGTTGCTAAATCGCAGTAATTATGAAATGGATAGTAATAGTCCTAAGTTGCCTAATAGGGTTTCTTGCTATAGGTCAAGAAATTAATATAGGCAAGGTAGACAATAAAATAGTATTAGGTGATCTCGCAGGTAATCGAGATCTAGCATTCGGTGTAAAGAATGTACTAGAAGAAGTAGTTCAAGACTATGGCTACTATCTTAATCCTAACTCTCCATTAGAACTTACTGTAGACATATTATACTTTGATGTAAAGAAAAGTAATATGCAATTAGCTGTATATAGTAAAAATATAGATGTTTACCAAATAGCAGCACAAGCAACATTATATAAGGATGGAAAAAAGAAAAAGCGTGTATCTGCTAGAGGTACTGCTAAATCTATATCAACCTCTACCTTAGTAATAGACAAAGGTGGAAAGTTTTCACAAGCAAATGTTTCAACAGCTATAAAAAAATTATGTGAACAATTGATTGATAAATTAAAATTATGAAAAAATTACTTTATATATTAACTTTATTACCTTTAATAGCATTAGGGCAATCCTCATCTAATGGAATTGATGTTAGTTTGGAATTTAGAGGTACTACAGAGGGTGAAAATGACTTAGCTAAGGTACAAGTTAATGACACTATTATTTTAGGAGTAAACTTGAATGATTTATCTGCTTACGATATTACTTTTATCCATGCTGATATAGAATATAATAAAAATGCTTATACCCTATTAGACCCCGTATGGAAGATTAATGGAGCTAATAATAACCACTTCTTTTTTACTGATACTAAATGGTCTCCTAACCCAAACTATGATGAAAATGATTTATGGGGCCAATGGAGTGGAGGAGGAGGTTCCTATAATGCAGTTAATGGTTGGGATGTAGGTCATTTTACTACTCAAGATTTAAGCTCATTTAGTGGCGATTATATTGAATTACATTTTATTGTTAAAAATACAGATGTATCTAATTATACTAAAGCTATTAATATTACAATGGCTAAAATAGATGACAATAATCAAAATTATACCCATCCTGTTGGTTCAGTTAGAGCCCACCCAACTCAACAAATTTCAAATGTACCATTAGAAGACTTTGATAACAACGTTTATATTAAAGCAGAATTTAATAGTAATATAGATGCTACTAAAGTAAAAGTAGATATTAGTAAAGGAGAAGAATTAGAATATGTTGGGAGTATTACTTTAGATTCTAATGGGGAAGCTAATGTAACTAATTACTTAAATAGTTCAACAGAAGATTATTATTTAAATTTCGTTTGGGATGGAACAGAAGAAGAATGGCAACAACTCAAAGATGAAGCCTTAACTATTTCAGATGCTGTATTAATCTTAAAAGAAACTGGTGGGTTTGACCATGGTAATATGGGTAATGCTTACGAACATGGTATCCAATACCTAGCCACAGATTTTGATGCAAATGGATCAATCAATAGTCAAGATTCATTTGATTTATTAGCTCATGTTTTAGATGTAGCAGATGTATTTGTAAAATATATTGAAGATAAATTCAACTCAGGTGTTGCAGTTGTTCCATCTGCAGACTATGACGCAATAACTCCTAATAGTTGGGCAGAAAATGGTTTACCTGATGTAGGAGATGGAATTATAACAGTAGATTTATCTAATGGTGATATAATTTTACCATATAAATCAGCAATGTGGGGAGATGCTAACTTATCCCATGGAATTATCCCTTCTTCAGGTACAACCTCTCAATCTATGGCAATGATGAGAGTAAGATCTTATGGTCAATCAATGTTAGTAGAATCCAAAATTGATGCTGCTTATATTACTGAAATAAAAGGTGATGAAGTACATGTTACATTAGAACTTTTATCAAATGACACCTCAGCTTTACAAATTAAATTAGATTATGATGATACTAGATTAACATTTGAAGAAGCTAAATTTGATACAGGTAACACAACTACTAATTTTGGCAAATCAGATAATGGAAGAGTAAATATGGGTAGTATAAATAGAAATGGTGAAACTATTCCTATCAACTCAACCATAAAAGCAATCTTTAAAGGAAATGTTAGCTCAGCTGCGGGGTTAATTTCTATAGTAAGTACAGATGCTGCAAGTATAGCAGGAACAAGACAAACTTTAAACCTACAATAAAATGAAAAAATTATTATATTCTTTATTAGTATTACTTTTAATGGCTTGTGCTCAAGATGATCAATTTATAGAAACACTTCCTATTGAAAATAAATTAGAGATAGCAGGATTAGAAGGATTAAAGTTCCAAAATAGCCAAATCACAGATGGTTCATTATTTAACCTTAAAACTGAAACCTCAGGAAGATATATTTTAGAGATTAGAAACCATTTTAATGAATTAACCTCTAAATCTGTATTGAATATTCAAGCGGGTGATAATATAAAAGAATTTTATACTAAATCACTCAAAGATGGAGATTATACCCTTATCATTAGTAAAGATGGAAAAGAATTGTATAACGTAAAGCAAATCATACAATAATGGCAGATAAGAAAGGATTTTTTAGTGAGATCAAAAACCAAATCATAACTACTATAGGTGTAATTATTACAGCTGCTGGTGGATTAGTAGTAACTAATATGGAAGCATTATTTGGAATAGATGAAGAACCCCAACAAATAGAAACTGCTGCTGTAACAGCAGAATCTAAAATAGATACTTTAGTAATTGTTCAAAAAGAACAACCTAAAGTTATAGTGAAAAAAGTCGAAGTTAAACCTAAAAAAACAAAAACAGAAGAAAGAAAGGATAACTTTGATTGGTAAATCGCAGTAATAAAAAAGACTCCTTTGCTGTAACAAAGAAGTCTTAGTTTTAAAAGAATTCAACCGTAACTTTAAACAACAACAAACATTATGAAACTTATGAACCCTTTTATATTAATATATAACCAATGGATGGCTAAACCAAGCCACCTTGACAAAGCAGTTTCCCTTCTTTTTGGACTTTGGGCTGCTACATTAATTACTTTAGCTGTTAGTGGAATTGCATTTCTCATTACCGATATGATAATGAATCCTTCTACAATAGACAACATATCTTGGGGCCTTATCGATAACCTTGGTTAAAAAGCTAATAATTGCTTTATTAATTTGCAATTATACTTTTGCTCAAGTCATAGGTAAAACTAAAACTGAGGATTATCAAGCGGATTTTGAAAAAAGAGCCTCATTATATTCAATTCCAGAGTACTTTGGTGACCCAGTCCCTGTAGCTTTACTTAATGTCGGTATTACAGATGATATACTAACACAATATCCTGAATTAGGAGATTATCGTGTTGGCTTAGGTTTAACAAACATAACTGTAGCGTTTCTAGACGAAACGTTTAGGTTTGAATTTGTTGAAACTAAAGACGAGATCAAAGATAGAATGATCTTACAATTTAAAGCATCCCAAAAAGGATTTACAGCTAATCAAATAGAAGTTAGAGGAAAAATTACTCTAGCTAAGTATTTTTCTTATGTGGAAATTTATGATTTTTCTATATCAGAAGATGAAACTATAAATCTTAAAGATGGTGTTAAAAACACACTTGTAACCAGATTAGGATTACAAGTTAAAATGGTAGACGCAGAAACTGGACTTTATATGACAGGTTCAGGACTAGGTCAAGCAATAACCATTAGAGAAGTAACCTTACTTAACGATGAAAACTTAACTGAAGTAGCATTTAATCAATCAAGTATTGGTATTGCAACTCGTAAAGCATTAGAGACTGCAGTCGCAAAAATCGTTAAAAGAATGATTAGAAAACAAATTTTTGATCACTAAGGGTTATGATACGGTTACTATTTTTCATAGTGATTATTGCGATGGGGATGGCAAGGGGCTACTCACAGTCCCTTGTCCAAACCTATACCGATAGATGTACAGGACAAACTTATGTTTTTTCTGTACCTATGAATGGTACTGCCGTAGTAGCTTTTTATAATAAATCTAGAACATTTACTGCCCAACAATTTACAAATGGTGAATTAGAAACATGGCTAGAAGAAACTTATACTTGGTGGCAAACACTCTCACCTTGTTCTACTAATACAGCTACATCTCAAACAACTCAACAAACAACTAATAACGCAACATCTAGTGCCGCTAATGCCGCAGCTAATGCTACTAGTGGGGCAACTCAAACCACAGGTACTACTGGAACGACTGGTACTACCGGTACTACAAATACTAGTAGTACAAATACAAGTTCAACTAATACAAATACAAATGGTACATCTAGCGGAAATTCTACATCGTCAAACTCATCCTCTACTCCAGATAATTCCTCTTCGAATACATCTAATGATTCATCGTCTTCATCTCCTGATAATACATCTTCAGATAGCACATCAGGGAGTGGAGATGACCAATCTAGTAATTCGTCAAATGAGTCATCAAGTAACACAGATGGAGAAACTCAAACTGAGGGAGAAAATGGAAACAACGAGAGCAATGAAGGAAACGATACTTCATCGGATCAAGAGGAAAATAGTACAGATTCGGAAAATCAAGAATCAGAATCTGATGAGGTAGAAGAAACTACTGAAGAAGAAACTACTGAAGAAAGTAGTGAAGAAGAATCATCTGAAGAGGAATCTACCGAAGAAGAATCTACTGAGGAAGAAAAAGAAGAGGAGCAAGAGGAAGAAAGCGAAGAAGAATCCAAAGAAGAAGAGGAGGAAGAAAGTGATGAAGAACAAGATAAAAAAGAAGAAAAAAGAAAAAGACGAAACCCTATAAACATTTCAGCAAACTTACTTACTCAGTCTTCTTTAGATAGTAGCATATCTAATGCTGTAAGTTTTGGTTTATCCCAATCTTCACTTACAGGAACAACAACATATTCTGCTAATGCTATGGTATGGGATAATCTTAATCAATTCAGCCTAAGTGTATCTCAATCTGACGTTTATTTTAATTACGATAGAGAAGAAAAACTTTATTTAAGAAACCCTGAAACAGGTAATAGAGATTTATATTTTGGATCTTATTATACTAAAGGAAGTATAATGATGGTACAATCTATATCAGCTTCATTTATGTACATTTATGGGACTAAAGTAGCTTCATTTGGGTTAAGTAATGTGTATATGGGTCAAAAAGATAATGCTTGGAAAGGATTTGTAGGTGGTTATGCTTTATCTGGTACTATAATTAATATAAAAGATGATATAATGATAATGCCATCAGGTGTTTTATTCGGTACTAAACCATTCCCTACTAAACGAGTAACCATATCCCCTATGGTAGCTCTAGCATTTAATCCAGTATCCTATACCTTTAGTACTAAAAAAGCTATGTTTAAAGGAGATGTTGAACTTAATAAAGATATAACATATATTTTAGGATCTAACTTTGATTTAAATATATCACAAAGGTTTAAATTTAACATAGGAGGAAACATAATAGGCACAACAACTCCAGGAATCCCACTAACTTGGTCTGCTACTATTGGATCTAAATTCCAGTTTTAATATTTATAATAAAATATGTTTCACTTAAATTAGTTATTTATGTTTAAATACTTAAATAGAAAATGGATGGCTTTTAGAGATATTTTTAAAGATGAAAATGACATCAACGAAAAATCAGTAGTTGGGTTTATCGCTTTTGCAGTAATGGTATTATTTGCATTAGCTGATTTATTCTTAGGATTTTTTGGTGGAAAAGACTTAATAATTAATGAACATATATATGATTCCTTTGTAATAGTTACTTTAGGAGCATTTGGTATTGCCGAAGCTGGTAATATATTTGGAAAGAAAAAATAATGGCAGTAATAGAACCAAAAGGCATAGTAATTCATTCTATGGGAGAATACCTCCAATGGGAGGGAGAATGGCTAACAGCTCATGATTTTTTAAAAGAATTAAGACTTTCAGTTCATGGGTTTATCCATCCTGATGGTACTTATGAAAAAATGGTATCCTCTCCAGGAAAAGCAGCTCATGCAGGTAAATCCGAATGGGATGGTTTACAACACCTTAATTCTCATTATTT